ATTGGAGCTTAGAACATGAAGTTTATCCATCGTCCAACCATTTTTCTCAAGAGTTTCGATGATGACGGGAGCCAATGCTTGACGAACAGCAATAGGAACACCAGCGAAGTTAATACCGAATGTAATTCTACTCATATTTATTTTATTTATTGTTTGTTTTATTAAAGGTTTTTGATTGCGTTAGCCACATCAAGAATTACGGCATGTGTAAATTTCTGACAACCCACGTGGACAAATTCTTTGGTGACAATGGCGGTGTAACTGTTATTGAGTTGAACCTTAATGGATTTAGGTTGTGCCACGAATTTGATCTTTGTCCAGAGATTCCAATCAATAATGGGATCATATACGGGAATCTTATCAATAGTATAAGGAATGGCATGAAACATCCAACGATTGCTTCCATTATAACTTTCACCGAAGATAATGCTACAATCAGGATAATAGTTGATATGGCTGTCAAGTCCATCAATTCCCCAACCTTGATTTCTAAGTTGTTCCAGAATCACAGGGAAAAGAGCAGGTTTGAGTGCGGGGTTAATCTTTGACAAGTCGAGTTGTAAGCTTTTCATAATTTTACTTATTATATATGTTATTTTATTAAAGTCAAGGATTATTTTGTACTTGGTGGAGTTGGTGAATAACGTTTAATTGAAAAGTCTTTACCGTCGGTGGTTGGATAAATTTCTACTTCTTTGATATCAACAATCATCTTTATAATGCTATAATTTGTAGGTGATTGAAAAACTGGGACATTGCCGTAGTTTTTAAATCGTTCAAGATTAAATGGTGAAATGTAAACTTCAATATTCATGGGATTAAATACCGCTCAAACTATCAAGCTTAAGATAATCCGCAAGTACCCAAGGTTTTCCATCGGCATGAGTTTTGTTAGTCCAATGTAAATCTCGTTCAATCTTCAATCCAAATCGAAGTGTAATTCCTTCCAATTCAGACATGCTAATTGTGCCATATTCAACACATTGGAAGCCAAGATCAGCAACACCCCACAAAATGTCTTGTTCATCATGTTCCCGAGCAAAAATCAACCATGTGGCAGCACCACAAGGATTGAAGAATTTACAGATGGGAACTTGGGCGTTTTGACCCGTAAGATTGGGATTGGCGAGTTTCGTTTCGATTTCTTTGGTAATCAGTTTCATAGTGTTAATATATTAACTGAAATAAAAATAAATGTCAACACTCAAATGGAGTTTTCCGATATTTAATTTCCACGGTAGCATTAATCTTTTTTGCTACCATTTCAGCAAAAGGAATAGGACGATTAATATCGTCAGTCCATTCTTTATCGAAATCGATTTCAGTACCGTCGGCAAAAGGTTGTACGGTTCCCGCGCATCCTGAATGAAAATCCCAATAATTACCCATGTTAAGACTAAAATCCCCTTCTTTTACTTCCGCCATTTCATGCGGTTCATACAACCAAACCGTAATTTTGCGTTTCATAGTGAGTATTCTTTTTTTAAATATTTGGCGAGATGGAGAGCAGTACGATGAAAAATCCTTGCTTCCCGTTTGGTCAATTTGATGTGTTAATTTACGTTTATCGTTACGAAAACAACGAATAGCAAAAGTGTTTTTCATTAACAATATAATAACAGAATCGTGGTTAATGTCAAACAATTTCTTCGTCAAAAATGAATACTTTGGAACCCACTACTTTCCAATCACTTCCAACACGTAAATCTTTGGTGAGTTTTAAAACAATTCGATTTCCACCAAATAAATTCTCAACGTAAGTTCCTTCACCGCAATACTCTCCATACAGCTTAAACTTAATGAGTTGGCCAAGGATGAAGTTCATCGGTCAACAATCATACCATCATATTTACCGCGAATATATTGGTCAACTTTCATGGCATATTGACCATACGCCCTTAATAGACATTTTGACCGAGCAAATTTTTGTAAATCCTGATGAATAGCAGTCAACTCAACTTTGGTCGTGGCTTCTTTTGCTTTAGTCCAATATGTATCTAATTGGTCATAAACTTTTTTAGACTGAGAACTTAATCCCCACGCTGACCAAATGAATAATATAAAAAACACCGCAATGATAATAATGATAATCATAAATCTTAGTTTTCACCAGCGTATTTTAACGCTCTTTTAGCCGCTGATTTTGCTGAAACACCCTTATCAAACCAATCCCGATACGGAACATCAGGCAAATCATCGCGGTGACAAGGTAAATATTTATTGATTTCATTCAACCAGTCAACGAAATTCGACATATCCTTTAATTGTTCAAATGTCCTAATCATAAACTTAAATGGTATCAGCAACGAAAGTTAAACCAGCCTCACGACACAAGGTCACAAACGACGTGAATTGTAGAGTATCATCAAACGAAATGACCTGATTGGACGTAACAGTAACATCATATTCAGACGCCACAATGTCATTATCGTACATTATACACAAGGCATTCTCAAAATCATGCCGAGATTCAAACTTAACATCCAATTCAGTGATAAATAGTGCGTTCATAGTGTTAATATAATAACAGAATGGTGGTAACTGTCAAGGGTTTATTTCATTGGGGTGGAAATCTCATGAATTTTCTGGTAAATGCGCCGACGGCCTCTATACTCAAGTGGTAGAATATCAAGCAGTTCCATTAAATCATCAACGGTATTACGTTTGCTAATTTCAGGCCCAACATAACAATCAAGTGCCGTTTCAGCATTTATAAATTCCTTGTGAGCAAGACGGTATTTGTTAATTTTGATTTTTAAACTCATATTGTACCGAATATTAATTGATGATCTTCCGCCGACGTATAATCATCGCTCCCATATTCAAAATGCCATAACGGATGCTCATACCATTTAGCACCACAAACAGCACATTGACCTTTTGGTTCACCATCATCATCACAAACACATTGATCCTCAACATATTGTGGACAATTAACTAATAGAATTTTTCCCATAAATCATTAATAAGGCAATTCACCAGCATAATGCTTGAAATTGGCAAAAATACCATCGGTATGAACCAATTCATCCCAACAACCATCCGTATCACAATACACAATACGCTTATTTGGATGAAGTTGTGACACCAATTCAACCACATTCTCAGCATCATTCGTAACACTACATCCAATGTCATTGTCCACAATAAAGACAATTTCATCGGTGACCTCAACAATATCAAAGGATGATCGGCATTTGTTTCGCATAGTGCTTATATTTTGACAGAATCCTCAAAAGAGTCAAGCATTTTATTCAATTCTTTTGAAGTTTTATATACCTGATACTCAGCCTCTACCAAACGATTTTTGAGATTGGCAACTTGATATTGATATTCAACGAGATTGCCACGAAGTTGTTTGACACGATTTGCGATGTTCGTTCGTTGCTGCTTTGGAAGATTCTCAAATTTCATAGTGGTATAACTATATAATATTTTATATTTAATGTCAAGGATAATTCTATAAATTGTTTTTCCCTGCAAAGAATATGGCAACACCCGTTAAGATGTTGCCATATCTACTATGATTTACCTGACCGAAATTACCGTGATTCGTAAATATTATACGAACCTTGGAGCAATCCCCATGAACTGTTTTCCTTGTACAAATACTGTTCAGGAGTTTCGTTGGCTCGCATTGGACGAGTTAAAACCCACAAATGAGTCTGTTCCCAATCCACATTCACCAGCTTTTGATTAGGTGGAAGCTTAATATCAGCCGTTCCACCCCATTCTTTCGCCCGTTCATTCTGTGTACAACCAACAAGTCCAACACAGAGACATGCTAATACCAACATTTTTAGTTTATTCATAAATTGTATATTACCCGATATACCAATCGGCCAACTCGCCTATTGTGTCGAAAACGAAGATGGTGACACGATTATCACGTTGAGCTTCTTTGATGAGACTATCAACTGATTGAGAACTTGACCAACGGGATTTACCATTAAGGAATCCGACGGTGACATACTCATTATTGAACATGGGAGACAGGATATACTTGGTATTATCAGCTTCAATACCAATGAGATTGGTGTCTTTGACTTCAGACAACAGGACTTGTTTAGAAGGGGTTTTGGATGTAACGAGTGTTTTCATTATTTATTATATTTGTTAATAGCGGTTTGTAAATCTTTAACGATTGAGATAGGGAAAGTTTGGCAACCGACAACAATCTTATCGGCATACACATTTGCTGTATTGGTGTCATTCAGTTTGACCGAGACGAAAGAAGGAGCATTGAACACACGAAACATTTCGTCAAACGTAACCGTTTCACAATGATCAGCAAGCCTATGTCCACCAACACAACCATCATAAGATAGACCAACGAAAGGAAATTCAAGAACTTGATGGAGTGTATACGTTCCTGCCAAGATTTCATCGACAGTCGTACCACATTTGGTTCCAAATAGATTGGCGAAATAAAACGACGCTGCCAGTTTTTCGGCAATGGTTGAAACACGAACACGATAACCTCTAATTTGATCTTTTGTCATATTGTTATTATATTATCAGAGATTTTATAAATGTCAAGCAACTAAAAGTGGAGGCGCATCATTTTGCGTCCATTTGCTGACTTCCTTGGGGTAATTTTCCCGTTTATTCTTGAAGATAACGTCATCGGGATTATTCTGGCAATAGACGTTAGGAGTTGAGCCACCACCGCAATCCGTAAGCAATTTGAACATGGCTTTACGAGTATTACGGGTTTCCTTGGCGGCATTACGACGGATTGCCTTATCCTTTGAATTATGAGTTGAATTTACCATACGAACGAGTGTGTTTACAATGTTGTTAATCTTCGGTGATGTGCGATTCATAGTGTTAATATAATACCAAAACCGTAACCAATGTCAATGACTTTTTGAAAAATAAATTGTTGAGGACACCGCGAAGGAAACCAAACTCAACAATCCCTCCAATTTGTTGAACATCACGGACATATCAGGATTTTTAAAATCTGAACAAGTAATGCCTGACATGATTCCAAATACAAAGAATGCTATAAGAAAAGGATGATAGTTTTTCATATTTCAATTATTTTTGATTTTATTTTCGATGATTGTCTGAATGTCCTGTTTTGTGACAACCGTACCACATTCCAAATTAAGGACAGTGAAGGTATAGAAGTATCCTAAGAAATTGACACCGATATTGGAAAAATCGTGGTTGTATTTAAAATTGTATTCATTACCGCCCAAATTTAATGTAATGGTGTTCATGTAGTGATAGTATGAAGGAAATACGGTAAACTGTCAAGAATATATTTAAACTTCTTTTACCACCAATTCACCAACCTGCTCCAATGGCCTCATTGTTCGATCTTTTGGATTACAGGCACAAATAAGTCCAATGGGATAATCGTTTTTAGGTGAAGAAATTCTGACCGCTGAAAAAGAACCAAAATTATCAAGATTGCTATTCACACACATATATACACAATTATCAGATACAGTTGTGTCATACCCAAACAGTTCTCCCTGTCTTGGAATATAACTACCTTGATTAGTTTTGTTAATCCGTTTAGTTTTCATATAATTTCCCGATGAAGTTTATCTGTCATTAATATTCCGTCAAATTCTTTGGATGAAACACCCAAAGACACACTTTTGCCCCATGTTTCGTAGTATGGTTCATGTTCATCCAATCTACAAAACCCCGCAGAAATCACTGGTAATCCAATACCAGAAGCCACTTGAGCATGTTCCAATAGTGGTGAAAATACCATCGGTACTTCCAATCCACCACTATCAAAGATAATATACTTGGAACATTCCATAATTACCTCTGGATTTTAGCCCATTCATCAGCACATTGTACCCATGCTTCACCAGAAACAAAGGTGTTCTTCATGGAATCAATCACGGTAAGTCGTTGATTACGAACCTGTTCAGCATACTTGGTGATCGCTTCCATCACAAACGCTTGATTTAATGGTGAACCAGTATTCATGTAACTGGTGACAATTTGAACGTTAGTCTTTTTGTTTTTCATAGTGTTAATATAATAACATACTCACTCAGACAGTCAAGCTTTTATTTGAAGATTCGACGGCACATTTAACAAACGTATCAACCAGAGGATCAGTGATTTCCATGATATTGACGGTTTCCTCAACATCAAATGTCAACCGATTCATCACAGTTGTATGAGGAAATGTACCAGATTGAGCATCTTTAATAGCCTGTAATCGCCAATGATCCTCTGGATTATCAGTATATCGTTTAATCACCGCATTATACGCTTGTCGGTAAGTTTCAGCATTCATAGTTTTCTTCCCTCCGAGATAAAGTTATCGGAATCAACAACATACGGTGTTCCATAACGACCACCACCATTAACCACACAATGAGTGTCAAATGCCATCACAACTCTGCCAGACTTCTTTTTGGAAGTCATACCACGAATGATCTTGTTATCCTGTCGCGTGATGGAAATCCCGTTCGGTATCCAAAATGTAATTGTCTTGCCAATAAGATGTTTCATGAGTTTTCAAATAAAACTTGGTCAACCACCAATCCAGCAATTTCCCTCATAAGCCAATCACCCAATTGCTTATGACTAACACCATAAATCCCATCGGTTTGCGTAAGCATATAATGAGCATTGTCATAGATATGCTGAGGATTCTGAAATTTCCGATCATATTCAAGAGAATCAAGCAATTCAGCATAATTCTTCGATGTAACTTCACTGTCCCAATTGCTCTTTACAGCAATCGCAACAAATGACCTCGTAAAACTTCCATGTTGACTCATATACACATTATGACAGATATATCCACCACGTCAACACTTATTTTAAACTATTTTCCCAAATTAACTGCAATAAATCAATCTTTTTATAAAATATCCCTTGACACTTCATTTGATTCTGTCATAATAAGGGCATGAAAACACAAATGCTTGGCTATAAACCAAATCAAACTATCCATTTTCGCCTCGATGGTAATCCAGCACATGAAGGAACAGGAACATTTATTCGCTATGATACCTATCGTCCAGATATGCCCGTCATTAAATTGAATCAAAACACCAAAGATTTCCTCAAAGATACTCATATCGTCATTGACCCATCAGAAGTAATTTAATATAATAACACTATGAACAAACACACAATCGTTGTCGGTGATCTATTCGTAAGCTCATGGGGCTATGACCAAACCAACATAGACTTCTATCAAGTCGTCGGTGTAAACCCTTCAGGCAAAACCATTAAGATACAGAAGATTAGTAGCAAGGTAATCGAAGATGGTGTCATGGCTGGTAAAGCAACGCCCGTTATGAATACCTTTGAAGGCCCAGTAATGACTAAGCTCGTCAAGCCAAGCAACCACTTCAGGTATAGTTTAAAGATTACCAGCTATGCTTATGCTTACTTCGAGGCTGATAAGACCAAGGCACATTACACAAGTTGGTGCCACTAAGGTAGTTAGACGGGGGCATAGGGGTTGTTATAATGACCATATGCCCCCGTATAGGTAGCCATCAAAAAAGGGTCAAAAAAGGCATACTCTCCCCACCCGTGACCCCCTGCTTCTTAACATGGGAAAGGGGGGTCCTCAGGACCCCGACGAGATACGTTCAATATATTCAGATACTTTTTTATGACTAATTTTATACTTGTGTATTTATTGAGTTTGGATATGAAGTTTTTGATAGAGATGTACATTAAGTGTGTTTAAAATTTTTGGTAAATTTTTTATGGGAGATTTGTATGTATGGAAGTATATGTATAAGAGATATATGAGTAATAATTTAATAATTAGTGCGGAATATAGTGCTCCACCGAGTGAGATATATGCATTTCGGACATTAACGATGTATGCGAGTGTATTTAAGGAGTATGAGTGTGTTGTAGAAGTTACTAATTGGGAGGAAGTGGATAGGTATTACAAGTGGTTAAAGGGTAATTATATATATGACTATATTAAGGATATGGTTAATCAGTTAGAGATTAATTGCCATTTTTATAATATTTCCATTTTCGATTAACTAATTTTCCTACACCACCTTGGTCTAAATTATATTTTTATGAGTTCTAACCTTCCATCGATGTGCTCAACGACTGCATGATATTCATTTTCTTGAAATGATCCGCAGTTAAAATAGTTGATACCGTTGATTACTTTATGGATGGGTGTGTGGATATGACCAGCGATGACTGACTGGCATTCTTTTTTGATGGTATAGGTTGAGATGCAGGTTTCAAATTCGTTAATGAAGCTAAGGATTGATTTAGTATTTTGTTTAATGAATTTAGCAAAGGAGAAGGTCTTTCCACTGCCATGTTTCTTTGATAATTTATTGATTAATGTATTAATATCTATAATATAATTGTATAGGTAAGAGCCGAGGTGTTGGAGCCATTTAGTATATTTGATAATACCGTCGAATTGGTCACCATGGATTACTAGTACTTTTTGGTTATTATTGGTAGTATGGATATATTCTCTTAGAATTTTTATATTACCGAATTCAAAATTTTCGAAATTGAAGAGGAATTCGTCATGATTACCGATGATGATGAAGATATTGGTGCCGTGTCTGGATTTTCTGAGGAGTTTTTGGATGAGGGTATTATATTCATTAGTCCAGTTCCATTTACGTTTTAATTCCCAACCATCAATGAAGTCACCGACGATGAAAAGGTTTTCGCAATCGTTATGTTTGAGGAAATCTAGGAGTTTGGAGATATTACAATTATTTGCCCCCATGTGGAGGTCTGATAGCCAAATGCTTCGATATGTCATATGGGTATAAATATGTTAATTTTTGAGTACTTACATAATTGTTTGTATATTTATTTATTATATGAACAAGAATGATTTAAAAATTTTAATTAAAGAATCTCTTTTAGAGATTGCTGATGAACGAACTAAAATTAATACTCCATACGTTATAAAGGGTGATAAGATGTATGTATCTATCGAAACTGGTGATAAATTAAAAACTTTAAGTGGTGTAAAAGTTATAGAGGATGGATGGTTTTATTTACCGTTAGAAGTTAAATATGACATACAAGGTCATGGAGGTCAGAAATATCTTGCCAAGGTTGCTTTAAAGAAAGTAAAATTGCATAATGTCGCAGCCAATACTAATGAAGAGTATTATCGTGTTCAAGGTGTGAGTGGATCGTTTGGATTTGGTGGATTACAACAAGCCACCAGATATACAATGAGTAATAAACAAATTGGACAAATATTACCACAAGTAAAAGATTTCATTGATAAGAACATATGAACAAGTTGGAATTAAAAGAATTAATTAAGGAAGCCGTTGAGGATTTATGTTTCTCACCTGAACAGATTAAATTTTTAGAGGATAATGGATTTGTGAGGATTGATGCGATACATTTTCATAAAGAAGGTAGATATGATAATAGTTTAGAAGTCTGGTGTTTGGATCAATCACTTAAAGTATATTCCGTTGAGCATTCATCGGAATATGACTCTAACGAAGAATTGTTTCATGGTGAATGGCCTGAATTAGTTAAATGGGCTAATGATAGTGGATGGGGAAACGGATTCAGTGAGAATAAGATCAATAAGAATAAATTAATAGCTATAATTAAGGAATGTTTATTAGAAGTGGCTAATGGTGAGTATCATGCTACTATAAAGTTCACGATGGATGATTTTTTTGGATATAATGCCAGTACTATGGCTAGTGAATTGGTTTTGAGGAGTATGATTGATGTTGGTGAGGGAAGTCCTGCTAGTCCTACATATACGCTAATTAATGCTAAGAAAGAAGGCACTAATACCGAATTTAGATTTGATATAAATGTTAGTAGTCATGAGGCATTTAAGAAGTTTATTGAATTACTTAAAAGAGAACATCATGTCAAGAATTTGAAGGTGTTCATGAAGATGGCCAATGAAGATTTTGGTGATGATGATGTGGAGGATGCTGGTAGAGCGGATGATACTGAACATAGTATAGTTAACGGAATTGTTAAATATATTGATCCACCTACTGGCGATGAATATGAGTATCGTTATAAGGTTACCGTTGAATATTATAAGGGAAAATATAATGGTATTGAATTAGATGACGTAAGCCCCACGAGTAATGAGGGTGTTGATTTTGATTCATTACCGAACGTGATTCGCAATAAGTTGAAATTGGAGATAGCCAAGGATGTTCAAGATAGAATTTAATGAAAGAGTTCAATCAACAATTATTCGGTGATACTTTTAATAGACATAGAAGTTTATTGAGTGAAAGTGTTGGTATTCAAATGAACGAGGCAATGGAGTGGAAGGATATTCCTGAAGAAGATAGAACACAGGCGATGAATTTAATTGGTGAGCATAATAAGAGTGTAACGAAGGAAGATAAGAAGGGGTATTATGCTATTGATGTGACTGGTAAGCATCAGGTTTATTATACATTTTGGAGAGTTAAGCAGATTGATCCGAGGTTTGCTGGATTTATAAAAAATCCTATATATATGGGTAATTTGACTACTAATCTTTTAAGTGCCGTGACGAAAGCGTTGGCATTTCCTGCGGTTAAGAATGTTGAATTGCAACTTTGGACGGATGCCACGGCACATGGATTGATTGGTAAGACTAAGAATACACCGACCTTTACATTTGGTAAGTACCGTGGTAAGACGTTTGCTGAAGTTTATTTAGATAATCCGGGATATTTTGCATGGTTAGCCCAGAATCAAGACCCGAAGTATGCTGGTACAGAGGCATCAACTAATATAAGATATTTTGCTGATTTATATTTTCAAGATATGACGAAGAAGAATCTTGAGACATCAGCGAGTCAGTTTATTGGACAAGTCGGGGAGAAGTATAATGGTGAATTGGAGATATATAATATTAGTGTCAAGAATAGTCCACAGGGAAGTTATACTGTATATAAGTTAAAGGATGGTAATGATAATAAGTTTTTGACGTTTAATTTGGGTGGGAATTTTCCTAATGCCAAAGTTGGTGATAAGATAAATATAAAAGCAAAGATCAAGGCACATAAAGAAATAGTTGGTATTAAGTTTACCGCTTTAAATTATGTAAAACCGATATAAAATTTATGAACAAAGAATTCAATCAAGAAAGATTTAACAATACTTTTGAAAAACACAAGGCATTGTTAATGGAGGCACTATCCGATCATGAAGATAATGATTGTAATTGCGGAGCACAAGATAAATCTGAGCATGACCCACACAAAGATACATGTAATGTTTATAAAAAGAAAACTGGTGTAGATGAAGCCACTGGGGACGAAACCTTATATTGTGTATATGACAAGGATACCAATACTTGTATTTTTATGGATAGAGATAAAGAAAAAGCGGATAGTTTTGCTAAAGGATTTGGTGATACTGTTCGTGTTGAGCCTAGACAGAAGAATATTCGTAATATGGAATTGAAATATTTCGGTGAACACGAAGAAAAGGATTTATCCAAAGATGATGGCACTAACCCAAAACCAGTGAAATGTAAATGTGGTAAAACGTTTACACCATCTTACGGAGAATATAAGAGATGTCCAAGTTGTCTTTCCTCACAACATGATGCTGGCGAAAAAGCAACGGGCGTCGAAGAACATTATCCATCTGGTGGTGGAGATAAAGCTGATTATAGTGATCAATTGAGAATGGCATATAATAAGGCCAAGAAAGATAAGAACGTAGAAGCTATGGTTTATTATAGATCATTGGGTAACACTTCTGGTAATGCGTCGTTTGAAAAATTTAAAGGCAGTTGGGCACACGGTGAATGGTTAAAGAAACCAGAGATTGCTAAAGCGATTGCTGATGTTAATGCACATTTTAAGAGTCAGCCTTGGTTAGAGGAAAATGACATGGGAAGTGATAGATGGGAGAAGAGAAAAGAGAGATGGGATGATTATAAAAACAAGAATAAATGTCCACACTGCAATGGTATTAAATTAGTGAAGCCATGTGTGCATTGTGATGGAAAGGGATACATGAAGAATGAATGGTCACCATCCATGGGTGATCCCGTAAGTAATGGAATGAATGAGCATATGCTTAAATCCACAGAGGTTGTTGATTATGATACGGCATGTAAGTATCTTTTACAAAATGGATTTAATATAACTGATTTACCATCAAAAGAAGAAGCCGAAGAGGATGTCCAAAATACTGGTAAACGTTGGTGGGGATGGACGGAGTCACAATTGAATATGAAGTTTGAGCCACCAAGTCCTAACGAGAGTATGGATGTAAAAAGAGAGAATGGTGTTAAGAAATGTAAATTTTGTGGTAATGAAGTAGGAGGACATATGTATCCCAGTAATTTTTGTTCCGATGATCATTACAAACAATGGGTTCATTCACCTGAATCTCATAATACTGCTAATGCTGCGCCATCAGGCCCATTAGCAAAGACTAGTACTGTATCGGGTAAATGTGATGTATGTTTGAAGGAACCTGCTATTAGCAAGAATCCTGCTGGTCAGAAACTATGTAAGACCTGTGGTGACAAAGAAACTGGTGGTATAAATGAAGAAGTTGATTTTAGATATTCTAGTTTAATGAAAGAGATGTATAATTTATCGGAAACAGTACCGCCAAACTTTCCTGCTGATTTAAGAGATAAATTGATTAAACAATATGGTAATTCTGAGAAAGCATATGCCACTATGTGGTCATTACATAATAAGCATGGTGATAGTCTTGAGGAAGCATGGAATAGCATGAGAGAAACTCATACGGCCATTGATACGATTAATGCTACGGATCATTCACATCAAGCAAGTGATGAACAGGGCAAACCCAAGAAATCTCCTGATGAAGTTGGTCAGGATAGTGTTGATTGGAAAATCGGTAGAATAAATGAAAACCCGTTTGAGAAGTTTAAAGCTTATTTGAGTAAAAAGGACACAAACGAAGATTTATTACAGGGTGATGATGTTGTTGATCAAGCTGCCGCTGATGCCGCCGCGAAAGAAAAAGCTGCGGCAACTCCACCAGTATCACAAGAGGATACCAATAAAGCCACGGAATTGGCAAAGAAAGTATGGGGCAATGATTTTAAATCCATAGAATTTGTTAAAAAAGATGAACACCAGACACTTGTGTGGAAGGTTGATACCAATTCAACATACTTCCGAACAATTGTCAAAAATTCAAGAAATCAATGGTTTTATTTTGATGCTGGTGTCAGAGCAAATGGATGGACACCAATTCAAGAGCATATGGAAGCAGATTATACCTGTCCAAATTGTAGACAGGGTAAAATAACCAAGAAACAAAAAGACGCTGGTCAAAAGAAATGTGATAAATGTCTTGAAAAGGATAAAAATCCTACTGCGTTGGATATCACACACTTATAAAAGAGGACAATAATGATTACTAAAGCCCATGATTTAGCATCGGAAGTCGAAGTCCTTCAACACTTTAAGGATGCTTATTCTCGTGCGTTGAATTATGTATGTGAAATGCACTATGGAGGATTACCATTAAGTGAAAAAGATGACCAATTTTTCACGTCACCCATTGATAATTGTTGTGCCACCGATATATTAATCGCTAAATGTAAGGAACTTGAGGCCAAATTAAGTGCCTCAAAGGTATAAATTTACGGTACATTAAAAATATTTTAAAGATTTCTTGACATATTTCTATTTTCTGATAATATGTATATATAGTAAAGAACGGCTGTGGTTCAAAACAAGTGACAGAAAAAGATGAAAAAAAGTCCTTGACGAAATGAGAAACATAGTGTATTCTATACGAATAACAATTTAAACGGAAAGAAAAAAGTAAATGCAACATATTAATACAACGATGAAATGGGAACGCTTCTATGATAATAGAAGTAACGGGTGACATCTTGTAAAAAAAGACTTTGATCAACCCGTTAACCGAAAAGGAAAACGGGTTTTTTGTTGGTAAAATTTATGAAAAAGTTAGAAAAGCCGAAGGAAAGTTTTGATAGAAAAGCGATATTCGCTTCGGTGGATGAATCAAACAAAAGGTTTGAAATGTATTCCAAGAGTCAAAGAAAAGAATTTTATAGAAAAGCAAAGTCTTTAATGAATTAGCTTTTCAATCGGCGGAGAGTGGTTTGCAACTCCATCAGGTTTACCACTAGAAAAACAAAAACTATGATTGGTTGGGCGGTGTTATGGGTAATTCCAGAACTGTGCCAGCGATAATGCGATAAAGTGATTGACATTAGTATTCATTTATGTTAATATTAAATCTATGTATTCGGCCTCAAACATTTTAGCGACATGTACTAATAATTATTATGTAATTACCAATAAATCTTGCTATTACAGAGAGGTTTATTTGTATAGTGATCATTGGAAAACTCTTAGAAAAGAGAAGTTAGAACAAGTTTCCGTATGTGAAAAATGCGGTGCTATAAACAATCTTGATGTACACCATTTAAATTATAGAGGATTATATGACGTAACGCTCGAAGATTTGCAGGTATTATGCAGAGATTGTCATAAAATTGTACACTCCATTAAAATCATTCATGTAGATAAAAAACTTTTAAATGCAAACACTAAGGCATCTAGTTTATCTCTACCGAAAGAGGCATCTGAGCGAAGGTTGTCAAAATATCAGCGTCAACAAATTAAAAGATGGGATGAAAATAAAGCAAATGACATGAATGCCAATAAACATTTAAATACATGCGTTACGATTCATTATTAATTTACGGCTTGGTAGCTCCAATGTAGAGCGGAGGTTTGAAGCACCTCGCGATGCTGGTTCAAGTCCAGTCCAAGCCACCAGTTCATGTTCCTATAGTTTAATGGCAGAACCTTTGGTTTTCACCCAAAGTGCTGGAGTTCGATTCTCCATAGGAACACCATTTTTAACGGTGCTGTAGAATATTGGTAGATTCGCTAGTCCTTCAAATTAGCTACGTCGGGTTCGATTCCCACCAGCACTTCCATTTTACGGGGATGTAGACAAGAGAGACGAAAGTCAGTGGCATGAATAAGGCCACAAGAATCATATAGTAATTAAGCAACGGCAGCGAGATAAACTAGTATAAGATCGTAAGTTGTTTAACGAAGTTATGACAAACACCGCAGGTTTAAATCCTGCTGTCCCCACCATTTAATTTAATTCCATTCTATCATAATTGGTAATGAGACAAACTGTTAATTTGTACTATCTCTGTTCAAATCAGAGGGATGGAGCCATTTAAAATAAAACAACATATTTTTGTTGTTTTATGTTCCTTATACATAGTTATTAACATATAAAGTTAATATTATGGAAATACAAGAATTAGTAAAACAAAAAATGGCGCGGTCTAAAAAAGTAAAGACAATATCACTAACGGAAATTAATGAATTTCAAAAATTTTATGATGATAATCATACGTTAAATGATTGTGCTAAACAATTTGGTTATTGTAGACATACTTTAATGAAATATCTTACTACAAGACCGCGAACAAAACTTCAAGCTGAACAAAAGAAACAACAAAATGTTAAAAGTGTGGTCAGTTGGAGACAACGAACCAAACAAAAATTGGTTGATTATAAAGGTGGAAAATGTAAAGTATGTGGCTACAATAGGTACATAGGAAGCTTAGTATTTCATCATTTAAATCCTTTAGAAAAAGATTTCTCTATAACAGCGAAAACAATTTCATTTGAGAAGTTAAAAGCGGAAGTCGATAAATGTGAATTAGTATGTTCAAATTGTCATGGAGAAATTCACGCTGGTTTAATTGTATTATAATTTTAATTGGGAGTTACACTAATTGGTAATGTGGACAGGTTGTTACCCTGTTGTAATCGGTAGAAATTACCGTATGGAGGTTCAAGTCCTCTGCTCCCAGCCATTTAAAACGCTATGAACACAACCCCATGTGTTGTTACGATAATAAATAAACATTGAGTAGGAAGCTATGCTGACCGTAATCAATGTAATAAAAATTGTAACTGTGGTGGGTCACACACTTAGCACTAAAATATAATTAAAAAACTTGATGTTTATAACGATATGAAAACTACATATCAATGTGAGCAACTTTTAAAATGATCACTAAATAGTGACCAGAGTGACCACAGATAGAATAATATGACAAATACAATAGATAGTTTTCCTATATACTCCAGTAAATACCTTGTAGATAAATTTGATGAAAAGTTTTTCAATGTTTTCGGAAAAAATGTATCAATAATATCTGACTCAACTAAAATATCAAAAATATCGGGTGAATGTGATTTCAATGGATGGTCATTAGACGAGATAGAATATTCATTAAACCGTGGAAATGCAACCACCAATGTATTAGAATGTTTTGCTGAAACATTGGTTGAATCAATTCTTGCAACATTTTTATTGGAAATAGATATGTTTCGTAAAAATGAATACCAAATAGTGGATATTAACTATCATTTGAATAATTCATCTGATAGACAATTTATATTCAATCACCTTAAGAAAGGTGGAAATATTAATATATATCGTTTATATCATCCACATACCGACATTGTTCCTACGGGATTGTTGGATCAAAGTGTAATCATTAAAGATATAAAAGGAATTATATATGATACAACAAAAGTGAAAATATACAATACTCAAACACTTGGTGAGGTATACACCAGTCTTAATGGAAAATATGGATTGAATATAGAATATCTTAGATGGAAAGACTTGATTGAGCATGTAAAATTGCATGTTCCCCATGTTGTTGAGATAGACAAAGATTTTATCAAATTAATTAAATAATAAATTTTCGGTGATTTTTAAAAATCACCAATGGAACTGTGAAAAAGTGGCCTCTCGTCAATCCTGTCACGATTGAAACGTTCGGTTCGAATCCGACCAGTTCCGCCATTTATGAAAAAATTAACAAATGAGTTGTTCGATAAGTATGTTAGTGATCCATTAAAGTATGATGAAGAAGTTAGATCATATACAAATGTATCTGATTCAAAATATTACACAGTATCAACATGGCCTTTAGATAGGGCTGGATATGTAGATGTAATAAGTAAGAGTGTTAGAGTAGTTAAGACTAAAAAAATATCTAAGTCTGATCAGAAGTAAACAAACGGGGCTATAGTGTAATTGGCTAACATGTCGCACTGTCACTGCGAAGACTTGGTGGGTTCAAATCCCCCTAGCCCCGCCATTAATTTTATCCACAAAAATAACAGGTGGTATGTAATGAGAATGATATCTCTCGTGAGGACTGCAATTCCTGTGTTGAAATAAGGCCAACGGTTGTGGGTACACTTTAGGAGGCTGCACCAAATTCGTGATGGTGATACACTATGGAGCTATCTTGCTCACTAAGCCAACAGAAAATTTTAATACGGCGGTAGTTCAATGGAAGAACGTTAGTCTCCAAAACTAATTACGAAGGTTCGATTCCTTCTCGCCGTGCCATTTGTTAAGTAGGAAGTTGGCTTAGAGGTAGCCATCTTATAATGAGTAGGAACAAGTCTCCTCGTCCATTATGGAAGCAGCGTAAAGTAGTTTCCATTGTAATGTTGTGAAGGTTGATAACAAACATGAAGGTTGACGTATTCAATTGAAGGACTGGAGGATAACAATACTTTGTGACAGTAATAACCAGTGAAATAACATTGGTTTGTCGTTCGAATAGGAGATAATATTCGCTCCTCGAAACCCGTCCTTTTGGTGTAATAACACACTATTTAATAAATAATTTGACAGGTTCACTGACCTATCCTGTTTAAAAAATGATGGTCACCAATGGAGACGTTCGCTTAGTCTGGCCGAAAGCATCGGACTTTTAATCCGAAGTGTAACAACCATCATGGGTTCGAATCCCATCGTCTCCACCAAATTTGAATTTAAAATAGTATGATATCAATCATTGAATAAACATTCTTCAAAGGTTGACTTTAAATGGTAAAACACAATCCTGCAAAGGTTCATTTGGATTATGAGAGATGGATGTGAATTCTTATAAACTATTTTATGGGCAGATAGTTTAGTGTTTAGAACGGCTCCGCTTTAGGAGACGACGGGGGTTCAAATCCCTCTCTGCCCGCCATTTTCCCGTGAGTTACGCCTTGTCAGGAAGGGAATTAAAATATGTTCATTGCTCACATTAAATAAAAACATGGCACCAAATGGGTTCATAAGCTAGTGGTAGACCGAGAGACTCTTAATCTCTTTGCCTGAGTTCGATTCTCAGTGAACCCACCATTTTTTGTTATTTATATATTTATGAATGATATTTATAGGTATGAATTTAACAACTGTACAACAAACAACGTTGACACTCGTACCACAAGACGCACTTGGTAATGTAGTGCCTGTAACGGCAATAACTGGTTCACCAGCATGGAATAGTTCCAATGTGAACGCTGTATCATTAGTAGTTGCTGCTAACGGATTAACTGCTACTGCTGCGGCGACTGGTATAGGATCGTCAACGATTAGTACAATTGCTAGTGCATTAGGAAGTCAAATTTCTGGATCGATTTTAATTACGGTTACGCAAGCTCCTCCAGTTCAATTGAGTATCAGTGCATCGGCACCAGTATTGATCTAATAAGTTATCATGAAGTTTAAAATAATATTTTATATTATTTTAATAATAACATTGGGTTTTATTAATAATTGCGAGGCTGATTCCTTTGTAAATGTAGTTTGGAATCCGTCGCCTGACACTAATGTTGTAGGATATAAGATATATTACGGCAGTCAGAGTGGAATATATACTACTTCAATTATTGCTGGTGGTGTAACAAATTATTTAATAGATACCACAAATTTTATTTACGCTTCTACGTATTATTTCGTAGCAACATCTTATAATGCTGCTGGATGGGAATCATCATATAGTCCTGAAGTAGCTTGGATTAACACAATGTCAACTAATCTTACTTACATAGGAGTTCAAGTCAATTATGGATTAAAAGAACCATTAACAAATTCTCAAAGTATTAGAGTGATGTCGATGGTAATAAATCCTAATTATTTTTTCACGGATAGTTTGATAATAACAAATAATCCGCTTGTCGGAGTTAAACCAACTGATACAAATCAATACACATATTTAGATGCGATTGTTCAATATGGAACCAATCTTACATCGTTGACGACCAATGTGTATCCATTATTTGTAATAACTAATCAACCGAAGTATTATTATAATAGTACAGTGATTATCAGTAATTCTCCTTTTTAAATTTGTAGATACAATCCGAAACTAATACTGGTTAATTCGTTTAGGATGGTGGTTAGTACCAGAATTAAAGATACCACTGTATTTACAAAAAACTTTTAAAATATGCTCTCGTCAACCAAACGTGTAAATGATTGGGCCTTTTAAGCCACAAGATGAGAAATCGCAAGTCTCCGAGAGCACCATAGTCAGTTAGGATGGTCTGACATTGCAGCGATAATAATAAAATAGCAATCTAGTAGGAGGCATATGCTGACCGCAATAGATTAAAAATAAAATATCGGCATTTACTGCTAATATCAAAACGATCATGACGGGGATATGATGTAGCCGCATCCGTCAATAAATAATCAACAGCCATCATCTGGTAGTATGGGATAGCGGCAATTCCGGTTGACTGTAGATCAACTCCTTTCGAGGTTCACAAGTTCGAGTCTTGTTATTACCACCAATAAATTTCAGTAGTGTTAGCTGTTAAGGCAAAGCATCAATGGCCTATTGGTGAATAGGATTACAGAGATACGTAGAAATTACTAGTTACGCGAGCCACAGTTCACAATGTTTAGTGAGTATAATACAGGGTGCAATCCCCAAGCTGAAAGAATTTCATCGTCAATGAACCGACAAATAAAAAACGGCTGATGATACGGTTGTAAGGGGTTTAAATCCCAACCAGAGGTTGTCATGACTTTTGAGTAAGCCTGATATTGACAGATGGATTAATTTAAAATGGTAGTGTATCCAAACGGTGAAGGAGACGCACTGTAAATGCGTTGCCTCTGGCTAAACATGTAGGTTCGAATCCTATCGCTACCACCAATTTTACGGGGAACGTAGGCAGTACATAGTACAACCACTACAACGAATTGTGGCAAGCCAGTTTGGAAATCGTAATCCAGATACTCTATGAGTTAGTGAGCGGTGCAAATCCCTCCGTCCCCACCAATTTGTAGCTGTTTATAGTGTAAAATCTAACGCACCGTCAGGGACGGAGATACCAAGAAGAAGTCTGGTAAAAACGGCATCAATAAGAAAGGAAAATATGAATAGTTATAAACAACATGAGAACATTCCCAAAAGGAAACCAGACACAATATCAACCCCTTATACAGATCAATTTGAAGCATGGTTAGAAACAGCAAGACAAGATGGTTTACTTTACGTTAATATATTTTACGGTGAAGGATTGAATCAAAATACAGTTGATTATGCAACATTTTGTGAAGAATTTATGAAGATAAGGAATTCACCAGACTTATCTGATAAAGATGTATTAGGTAAATACAATCCAATCAATTTCTAACGGCCAAAGAAAGCGGTTCATGAGATTAATTACCTCAAAGTATCCCGCATGAGATAGACGACGTTCGAGAAGTAGTTAACTCGCCCCTCTTGTTGAGGGGAGTCATTGGTGCAAATCCAATACATCGGAACAAGTCATTAATTTGACTTTCGTGAAATCCTCATAAAACTTACAATTTACATGGTTGGTTATTTTAATGGAAGAATATAAGAATGACACTCTTAAGATTACAGTTCGATTCTGTACCAACCACCAATATTAATTTGCAGGGACAAGCCATGGGACGCTGACGAGGCTCATAACCTCGGCTCTGAGTAAGAGCTATGTAGAGTTCGATTCTCTTCTCTGCTACCACTTTTTGTAGTTTATGATGGAATATAATTAAACAATATCCATTTTTTGCTACTTAAGGTGATGTTAACGACACTTTTTGCCGTGTTAGTTTAATGTAAAACACATCTCTTGAAAAACCAATAGGTTCCTTGAACGGAACAGTTAGAGGGATATTTGTCCTGCGATGTAATTAGGTCAGGTGAGTTTCTAGTACCAATTCTAGTACACGGCTCCAAATTAAGTTATAACTTATTAATAGGCATGTAGCTCAATTGGATTAAGAGCACTCGACTGATAATCGAAAGAATGGAGTTCGAATCTCCGCTTGCCTACCATATGAAAACAAACAACACATTATCAATCAAAGAATTCATCAAGAAAAAGAATGAATATATTAGATTGATTGAACAGAACAGAAAAGATAGAATTAAAGCCGCAAGGAATAATTAACCTTTACCAGAACTTGGTTTTAAAGCTGAGTTATGGATGGTAATTTAAACAAATGCTCGTATGGTGAAATTGGATATCACATAACGCTACGGACGTTAAATTTCAGGTTCGAGTCCTGATATGAGCACCATATGAAAACATTAACAATAATTGATTTGGTGGAAACAAAACAAACGGTGATTAAGATGATAAGAAATTTTAAATCATCTCATAAACTATCTAATAATGTACCATTGAAAGTATATTTTAGATTAAACAAACGGTTTGTTTTAGATGAAAACGAGTTAATGACGTTTAAACATCAAGTGTTAAACATGACTCATAGTGAGATAATTTTTATATAATAGTCCTATAATTCAATTGGCAGAATGCTTGCCCGATTAGCGAGACGTTGGGGGTTCGAATCCCTCTGGGACTACCATTTTCTGTTTGACATTTTATATTTACCATAGTATAATTCAAAAATGAATTATATTTGTCATAGTGGTGGTTGTGATGGTGCTGATATGGAATGGGAGAACACAGGCAAGCAATATGGGGTAAAAACCATATCATATTCATTTTGGAACCACAAACAATCAGGTGAGAATCAAAAAATTTTGACGGTGGATGAATTAAAAGAAGGATTTGAGCATGTTATAATTGCTTCGAAAACCATTAAAAGGAATCCTAATCATCCATATCAGTATGTTAAGAATTTGTTATCACGTAATTGGTATCAAGTCAAGAATGCTGAATCTATTTTTGCAATTGGTAAGTTTTTAAATAAATCAATGGTTGCTGGAGGAACAGGTTGGGCTGTACAAATGGCCATAGATAATGAGAAGCCTGTATTCTTCTTTGATCAAGAAAATAATATATGGAATAAGTATATACATGAAATAAAAGAATTTAAACCATTACAGGTAATGCCAATACTGACAGAGAATTTCGCTGGTATTGGAACAAGAGAATTGAACAAATATGGCATAAACGCCATTAAAGATATATATAGAGATAATTTCAAAAATCAATGAATTTTGTCGGTATGGTGTAATTGGCAACATAACTGATTCTCAATCAGTAGAAATGAAGGGTTCGAATCCCTCTTCCGACACCAATTTGGGGCATAGTATAGGTTGACACTAACGCAATCCAGAAGTTGATTGCAGCTTGATTTATAACATTACTTATGAATCTATATCTTTAAGGTAAAAGTGACATGTGGGAGTTCGAATCTCCATTGCTCCACCAGAATTTGGGAGTATGTGTTGGACAGACAAACGGGTTCGATTCCCGTAAGTTCCACCGTATGGGACTTGTTTGGACTGGTGATATCGCCATCATGGGTTCAACTCCCATTACTTCCACCAATTTTATATATTAATTTCGCAGTGGGATTTAATATTTATTAATGATACCACGATGGTTTCTGATGATGGTCATGATCAGAATCAATAATATGACTTTTATGCCTTCGTATTTTATGTGGTAAAAAACGACATTGGTAATGTTGAATACTGGATTCGAACGCCAGCGGAGGCTCCAATTTATATGAGCTATAACAGAAAAGAATATCAGAAAAACTGGCGAGTTAATAATCGTAAATGGTTAGAAAATTATAGATTGGAAAACGAAGAAAAAATAAAAAAACAATCGAGAGAACGTTATTTTAAAAATAAAAAAAGATATAATGAAACATCAAATGCATGGTATCAAATGCATGGTATCAAATGCATGGTATCAAAAAAATAAGCAACGAATAATAAGGAAAAATAGAAGTAAAAAACAATCTATCGATGGTAAAATTTATTGTTGGAAATTGGGAGCTAAACGTCGTAATATAGAATGGAATGTGACTAAAGAATTTATAAAATCGTTGCCATTAATTTGTCACTATACTGGTCAAACTCTTACACTTGATGTTGGCTTTCCTAACACATTGTCAATTGATCGTGTGGATAGTTCAAAACCTTATTGTGATAATAATATAGTACCATGTGGTTCAATGGTAAACAGGATGAAATCAACATTTAATAAAAATGAATTTTTAAGCATGTGTAAATCAGTGGCCGAATATAATACTTGACAATTTTTAGAAAATTTAATATAATAAGTTCATGCAAAATTTAATAATTAACATAAGAATATTCACATTGCATCTTCAACTGTCTAATAAATTTAAGATTAAGCTTATTCGCAATTTATATCATTTGGAGAATGATTATCCTCACGGAAGATGGTGTGTCTATAAGTTTTTTAATTTAATTTAATTATAATAGTTAAATGCCGAAGTCCCTTAGTGGTCGATAGGATTAGTTTTGTAAACTAACGGAGTAACATCCCTCGTCGGTTCGAATCCGACCTTCGGCTCCATATGAAAAGTAATGAAAAGAAAATCAAACATGAAGAAGATTATATTGCTTTCTTAGAAAGGCGTTTAGGCAGTGTTAATTTCAAGCGCAATGTTTCAAAGGAAGAAATCGAAGAAACTGAAAAGAAACTGAAAAAAGCAAGGTTAATTTTAAGAATGTTGCAAAAATAATGGCTGTATCGTATAATGGCAAATACAGGAGTTTCATAAGCTCTTTATCTGTGTTCGATTCACAGTATAGCCACCATTTTAATGTTGACATATCAGATAATGTCTGATATATTATTGAAAGATGAACACAATTTCAATTCCAGAACAATTAAGGAAAGTAATGAATGGAGCCAGTACATTAGAACTGGAACTGGATTCGGTGGAAGGATTGAGAAGTCATATATTTGCGTTTTATCCGTTAGCCAAAGATCGTCTTTTTGATATTAATGGAAACTTTAACAAGTTTGTTAACATTTATGTAAATGGTGAAGATATTAGATTTTTGAATAATATGGATACCAAAATAACTAGCGGTGATGAAATTAGTATTGTACCAGCAATGGCTGGAGGATAATGAAATTTTACGTAGATTTTGTAACCAATTTAACTATTGACCAAGTTTTTGTATTTGGATCAAATTTAAAGGGTTTCCATGGTGCTGGTTCGGCTGGATATGCCTCATTTAATTTAGTTGGCAACCATTGGAGAGCATTTGATTATGCAAATAAACCTAATGGATGGAAGGGTAAATGGAATGTAAAAGGTATTGGCGAAGGTTTTCAAGAGGGTGAAATAGGAAAATCTTATGCGTTACCAACTGTAACTAATGCTGGGTGTAGGAGAAGTCGTACACCAGAGGAGATTATTAAATCTATTGGTTCATTATATGAATTTGCCAATATACATCCTTTTTGGGAATTCTTGGTTGCCCAAGAGAATAAGACTGGGCTGAATGGGTATTCAGCCAAAGAAATGTGTAAAATGTTTGGGGCGTTTGATATTCCTGACAATATATATTTTAAGAAAGAATTTTTTGAATTGTTTTACTGAATGGTGAATATAGCTCAAGAGTAGAGCCTTGGCCTGTGAAGCCGATTATACGGGAGCGTTGACCCGTTATTCACCCCAATTTATCAGGTGCGTGATGTAATGGTAAGCATCTTTCTGTGTGAATGAAACTGTGTGGGTTCAAATCCCATCCACCTGACCATTTGACTGTGTATTTTAATGGAAGAATCTCTAGCGGTGAGCGACTAGACGATGTTGGCTCTAATCCAACCACAGTCCCAATTTATGTATATTAAACATTCAACAAAAACGCCAGTGGAACTTAGTGATGATTTGATAAAGAAAGTCACGGATAATCACAATAGGTTGGTAGCAGAGAGAAATGAGCGTGAAGAAGCCGAACAAAGACAGGCTCAACTCAATATTCAAATGGCTGCTATGTTTGTATGTGTATTTCAATAAATTGCCGAATTAGTATATGTGGTATTACTACAGTTTCGTAAACTGAGAAACAGGATTCAAGTTCCTGATTCGGCTCCAGTTATGTCTCCATAGCAAAGTGGAAATGCTATCGTCTGCAAAACGATTATACGGGGGTTCGATTCCCTCTGGGGACTCCATAGATTTGTGAATTGCCTCTTTTTGGCGAGTTCACTGGTGGAGGTGGCGAAAGTTACCCGTTTAAAAAACTCTGAATATTAAGTTATTCAGAGTTTTTTGTTTTTGTGGTATGAATAAAAAATATAAAATACATTTTTTAAATAATGTTCGGGCATGATTCTATTTATCAATGTTATGAGTAACGCACGAGTATTATTTATTGTCAAAGAACGAAAAGTTTATGGCACTAAGACCACATCTTACGGTCTTGTTAACTCGTGTCAGTTCATTGTAAACGTGTTAAACGAGCACGGTATTGAGTCAAAGGTTGTTCAGGTCATTGATAATAACTACATCGATAAAGAAGTTACGGATTTTAAACCAACACATTGTTTTATTGAAGCATTATGGGTAGTTCCTGAGAAGTTTGAAGTGTTATCTAAACTTCATCCAACTGTTAAATGGACTGTGAGGTTACATAGTATGATACCATTTTTGGTTTCAGAAGGTATGAGTTTTGATTGGATTGATCAATATGAGGCACTTCGTACTGAAAAGGGTATAAATATATACGTAAGCTGTAATAATAATAAGCTATTTTCCGATTTACGTTGTATATATAGTAGCGTTGAGTTTGCTCCTAACATATATTATCCTGATAAAGCACCGTATTCTGATGATATCAAAGTTGAAAAGGGAGACAATATATTAAATATTGGATGTTTTGGAGCGTTGCGTATTCTAAAAAATCATTGTCAACAAGCGGTGTGGGCAATCGAGTTTGCTGATAAACATAAGAAGAAGCTTAATTTTCATGTTAACGTTTCCAATTATGAAACGGATGAAACTTGCCCTGTATTAAAGAATTTAAGAGCTATATTTAAGAGAACGAATCATACATTATTTGAACATATGTGGTTATCACACCAAGATTTTATTACGTTAGTATCCCAAATGGATTTTGGTATGCAAATATCATTCACTGAGACTTTTAATATAGTTGCTGCGGACTTTGTTCATACTAATGTTCCCGTGGTGGTATCTACAGAAATTGATTTTGTTAATTCTTTATCAACGGTAAACCCATCGAATAGGGATTCAATTTTAAACGCTATGAATTTAGTTTATGGTAAAAAACGTGATGAATTAGTGGCATTAAATCGTGATTTACTGAATAGTCATAACATATTTGCCAAGAAAATTTGGTTAAGTCACGTAAAATAATGTTGACTTTTGGGGTGATTGGTGTATAATTATATATAGTTCTTTGGAATTTTGGGCTGATACTGGCATCGACTAGATAGAATTAGTATAGGATGGCGTGTAGTAGTTGAATGAAAGGCTACTTTAAAATTCATTCGAAAATCAAATGCTGAAAACATTGAAGCATATGACTTTGTTCCAGAGATGGACGAAGTTGCTGTAGCCTAATAGGTTACCCGTAGATTGGTAGTGAAGTCTGATAGTTATCAACTGCGTTAAAAATTGGACTAGAGATATAACAATGATTTGGGTTATAGATCGAAATTTAACAAATCTCACGGATGGTGTTTTGGACACATTTAATCATCATCATGAGTAAACTTAAAGTGAATACACACGTAGTCATTCGTATTGTTTTAGCTAACACACGGGTTCGAATCCCGTTCAGTCCACCATTAAAAAGTTATGAAGAAAGTCAAAATGTATCCCCGTAGTTCGGAATGTAGACGATGTGGAGAATATATTGAGTGGACAAGTAGCATTTTATATGATATGCCTATCATAGATTTATGTGACAAATGTTTCAATCAATTTGCTAGTGTAAAAAACGTTAAACTTCTTAAATTCCTTGAATAATTCTGAATATTTTTGAACTTTTTGGAATTTGTGTCATATATATTGTATATGGCACAAGAAAGAAGAGTTGTAAATATAAATAAAGATTCCTACCAATTGATTCGGGAGTATTGTGAAAATAATGCTCTTGATCTTCCAAAGTGGCTTGAAAAGATCGCATTAGATAAGATAGCCAATAAAGAAAATTCCAAAGATGATGTTGATGAATTGATTACTCTCCTCAAAGAAAGTCTTACCAAGCCTAATAAGAGAACACTATTAAAAGGATAATTATGAATAATGGAGATATATTAGTAGAAACTGTTGTGGATAATAATGGAAATATATTAGAAGGAACTGTTGTGGATAATTCTGAGTTTTATGAATTCGTCGATGGACTTGAGACTGAATTATCAAGTCGTCAAGTGGAGGTTAATGTTAACGAAGAAGACACGGAACTTAAAGATAACAAACCATCTTGGCTCACCCAAATTAAAACTAATTTCACAAAGGGATTTGTGTCTGGCCCAGTATTGATTCCATGTGCTTCACGACTTCAAAAATTAGCAGGGATCAGTCCTACTCCAGTAGCTAGATTAGTTTTAAAGAATGTTGGTGAGATTACATTAAATGATTATCCTACATTATTTGAGATTCTACGTTACAAGATTTGTGGCATCAAATACGAAGTTTTAAAAGAGAAAAAATAAGATGAATAATGTCGATTGCTACTGGGATATATCATATATGATTGGAGGAATAGCATGTGCTTTATTTTCCAATTATCTTATAGATAAGCCACAAAACCCAACGATTTTGGAATGGATCATTGGATCGATATGTTTACTTGGAGCCATTTTCTGTCTTGGGATGTTGGCACATCATGTAGCTCATGATACTTATTAAAAATTTATGAATAACGACCTATCACTAGCAACAATTTTAAATAGTACCGATGATAGTTTCATTCGTCGAATGGCGAAAAAGAAACAAGAAGTGGAAAAAGACAAAGCTGGATTATTGAGTGCCGCTTCTGAATACTCTAAGAAATACCAAAAGGAAGTTAACGAGGGAACGGAGAAACGTAAAATATTGATCGAGAATGGTAAGCGACAAGGTTTGTCTCCAGAGGAAACATTAAAAAACATGGCGGTTTTTATCCCAGATAAAAACACACCCATCCTCAACATGTTATATTTTCTTTTACATGAATATGATGGAGCCAGTGAAGCCGTTCAATTTTTACGAGAGGAAAAAGACCGAAGTGTTAATTATAATCAATTAAAAGACAATCTTAATGAGAAATTTGGTGGATTGAGTATGGAAGATATTGAGCAAGATATTCCAGAAATTCTTGAGTATGTGTACGAGAATGTTACATCTGAAATATTTAAGAAGGTTAAGAAATTGAAAACGCTTGCTACCTCAAAACCTACTACTCCTGAACAATATGCGGCTTTCGGAAAAGCTATGGAATTGTGTCATAAATATAATTTGGAATACGATAAATTACCAGCGTATACCGATAAATAATATGTGTCGTAGGATAATTTATATATTTGAACTATTGACGGCTTTTATCGAAGGACTATCAATATAAAATAATTGACAATATTATGTCTCTCTGATATAATACTGTTATATGGAACAATTATTGACACACGGTTTAGCTGATTTTTTCTTTACCCAAGGAAGCTATCAGGCAGTAAATAAGAGTAAAAAAACCTCTCCCGCACTGTTACATGCTACATTATACACGTTGTGTTTTCTGGTTTTGACATTTTCATGGAAAGCGTTGTTAGTCATTGGTATAACCCATTTTTTCATTGATCGATTTTCCCTTCCCAAATATCTAATTTTTGCCAAGGAATGGATTTATAATCCTAAATCTTGGCAAGCAACATGGGCATCATCCAATCACAATGGTTATTATGACCACGTTGGAGATGAATGGGGAGAGAATAACATGGACAAACTTCGTCCTCCTTTTATTTCATGGTGGGTATATATCATCACCGACAATTTGTTTCACTTAACCATTAATTTTTTTGCTTTAAAATATCTATGAGCGACATAATGTACAATGAAGTTGAGGGATACAAAGTTGGACAATGGAAGGAATATGCCATCCATGATAGTACTAGGATTAGTGGATTTTTTGGTGAATATCGATTTTTGTCTAATTTTCATCCTGCGGAAGTTATGTTTGATGGTGTAACGTATCCATCATCCGAAGCGGCATATCAAGCATCTAAATTGAAAGTTGAATTTAGGTCACCTTATTATAAGTGTTCTGCCAAAGACTCCAAGAGAATGATTAAGGAAGATATCAAAAATCCTGAAAAGATTTTATATACCGCCGATCAATTTGATGATAGGAAATATCTAATCATGAAACGGTTGGTATTTGATAAGTTTTATCGTAATCGACATTTGAATGAAATGTTGTTAGATACTGGTCACAAATCGCTGGCGGAATATAACAACTGGAAAGACGTATATTGGGGATTTGATGTGAATTTGAAGTACGGAGAAAATAATTTAGGTAAAGTGTTAATGGAAATCAGGGATATTTTAAGGGAAAATGGATTATGAAAAGCTGTATTTATGCTGGTAGTTTTGACTGTTTTCACAATGGTCATGCTAATATTGTCAATCGTGCATTAAAAGCGTTTGATCATGTTTATATATTGGTGGCAAATAATCCTAATAAGAAGTATTTGTTTAATATAGATGAACGTATTAAGATCATACATAAGATGTTTGCGAACAATGACAGTGTCAGTGTTCACATTTTACCAGACACTAGTTTAGTAAGTGATTTTGCTAGGGAACATGGTATTACATCTGTTTTGAAAGGGATTAGAAATATCCAAGATACGGAATATGAGAAAATGTTACATGAAGTTACCGTGTCTCAGGAGAACGGTATTGACACGTTTGTATTATTTTCCGATCCAAAAGATCAAAAGATTAGTTCGTCAGCCGTCAAAGAGTTGATTAAATATAATGCTGATGTTCGTGATTATGTTCCGTTATACACGAAACAGATGCTTGAGATTCGCCAGAATAAACAATATATTGTTGGATTGACTGGCGGCATTGGGTGTGGCAAATCGTATATTGCCAACTTGTTATCCAAATTCGGGGTGAGTTCAGGTGTACCAGTGACAAATGTAGATTTTGATGTAATATCCAATGAAATCACTTATTCTGATAAATATTCATGGCAGAACAATCATGAAGTAATGGAATTGAGAAGCACTGTTCAAAAGATGTTAATGGGCAATGATGCTGATCAATTCCCATCAATTGTGAAAAGTAGATTGGCTGAACGTGTATTTAATGATCCTAAATTCAATGCTACTTTATTAGAATTGTATAAACCAGTCATGATTCGAGAAATGCGTAAGAAAATTGCTGGTAAATCTGGATTAATATTGTTGAATGGAGCATTGTTAGTTGATGGTGACATGACTTATCTATGTAATAATAATGTGATTATTGTTGATAGTAGTAAGGAAACCGTGTTAGCTAGATTAAAATCCAGAGGCTATTCACCAGAGGAATCCGTGAAAAGAATAAATTCACAGATGTCAAATGATGCACGAAAAGCATTTATGATATTGGCTATGGTAAAGGATAATAATGGAGCACTACATGTTATTAATAATGATGTTGGCGATCCAGTACATGATTCTCCAACAGATGAAGCTAAATCAATCGAACTGAATGAAAAATTAAAAGATTCATTTTTATTTAAATCAATATTTGTATGATAATAACTTTGACCGAAGAAGAATATAATAAGATCAAATTCAATGAAAAGGAGGTTTATGATCGTGCATATAAAGATGCATATGAACTTATTATGAAAAATGAAGATGCCTATCTTGCGGCATTAACTCAATTATTAAAAGAGTATGCTGTATTTAATAGATATCCATATGCTAATAGCTATCCATATAAATTTTATGAGCCTACTTCAGAAGAGAATGCTTTGATGAGAGAAATCAGAAAATTGCAAGAGAAATATAAGTTATGAACGCTTTCGTAAAAACAACTAAAGGTAATTTCCCCAATCCGAATTTTTATTTAGCTTGGAAGGGTTGGGTTGACACCAATTATGATGTTATAAAGTTCGAGGAAGAAGAATTGGATGATCCTTCTTTCTGGATGAGTTGTACTCGTGGTACTCCTGTATTCGCTGGCGTCACGATATTTGATAAAATTATACAAAAACTTGGAGTAACATATAATAAGATTGACACTTATCCCGAGGAGTTGTATGGTTTTATGAATCGCTCAATCGAGAAATCAACGATTGGTCAGGTAAGAAAGGAATGGGAATCATGGCCACAAAAGAAATTTATGAAGCCAATTCACCAGAAGAAATTTAATGGATTGCAAATACGATCCATATTGGATTGGATTCAGTTAGGTAATGTGGATGATGCCGTGGAAGTATATTTGTCCAGTATTGTTAATTTCGAGTCAGAATTTCGAATCTATATTCAAGATACGGAGATATTGGAAGGTAAACATTACCGTGGAAACTGGACAAAAACTCCTGATATTGGGGTGATCAAGGAAGCCATAAAGGAATTTGGGTCTAAGGCTCCTTGTGCATATGCTTTGGATTTTGGTGTCACCGATGATGGAAAAACTACATTGGTTGAATTTAATGATGCGACCAGTCTGGGGAATTATGGATTATACCATATATGGTATTCTGAAATGTTATCATCAAGATGGTTTGAAATCTGTGGATAATATATGAAAGCTAAATTATTAATTGATTTAAGAGACTCATACAATGAAGTATATCACAGTAAAGGAGATACCGTTGATATTATACAAAGGACATTGCGGACTGAATCTGATACCACTACCGTTGGTCATATCAAACAATATCCATATAAATGTGGATGGTTCTATATCACCAAAAAACATTTTAAGAAATTATGATTGATGCTATATTAGATAGAATACCTAATAAGGTTATCGTGAACTGTGATAGAAAACCCTATCTAAAACGTTGGTATTTGTTTAGAACTAAACCGTTGGCTATATTTCTTCATAGGTTTTTTAGATCAGATGAAGATAGAGCATTACATGACCATCCATGGGCGTTTATGACGTTTATTATATGGAGAGGATATAATGAACATCAAGAGAACGGTGTATTCCGTAGATGGCCTTTGACCATCCATTATAGAAAAGCATTACATCGTCACAGGGTTGAATTGATTGATAATAAACCATGTTGGACTATCGTATTCCGTTTCAAGGAACATCGGATTTGGGGTTTTTGGGAAAAGAATGGATTTATACCATGGAATAAATGGTGGCAGAATAACTGTGAATAATATGAAAAGATCAGCGGATAAAGGAATTATGACACACTTATTGGAGGTTGGCCCATTGACTAAATTAATATTTGATTTGAGGAAACAGGCACTTGGTTATGAATCTGACCCAATTACATGTGATCGATTAAATGAGTGTGATAAATGTCTACAACAAATAATGCGGTGTAAAAAACAAGGATTATATAAATGAATATAGGTATCGATATTGGATATACAATAAAAGGGGTCAGGCGTGAAGGTAATAGTAAAATAGTGGCACCCAATAGTGTTGATACAATAAAAAAACTAGTTGATCGCGGTGACATTGTATATTTAATATCAAAAGCCAATTCCGCGCAAAAAGAGGATTGTGAAAATTTTCTAAGAGAAATTGATTTCTTTAATAAAACGGGAGTGAATCCAGCAAATGTTTACTTTTGCTATGAAAGGCCACATAAAGCTTTGTTTGTTAAAGCATTGGAAATCAATATCATGGTTGACGATAGATCGGAAGTGATGGCTTTCTTACCTTGGCAAGTTGTAAAATTTTTACTTGTTCCCGAGGAAGATGAATACGTGAAATATAAACATTTACTGAAAAATACACAAATTGTGAATGATTGGTTTGAAATAGAAAGGAAATTATTATGAATTCAACATTATTAGTAGAAGTGTTATTAGGTATAGCAAAAAAAAGCAAATTCGCGCAGGGATTAAATATAGAATTTGAAACCAAGAAGGGATATGTGTGTTCAACGTATATATGGTTAACGCCACAATATTATCATCATGATTCCAAAAGTTCTAAAATAGAATTTAGAGGATATGATAACGATTTTAGCGTTTTATTTAAAATAGAATCCGAGCCAACTTTTAGCCACTGGTTACGTATTACATTTTCATATTCGGATCGTGAAACTGACGGACGCTCAAATGAGATAATTGGATTGCATGGCAATACGTATGGTAAACCACATGTATCACATTATTCCGGTCATAGGTTCGTGTCATGGATGGATTATGTAGATGAAGGATTTAAAGAGCATTATTCCATGGAATCTTCACATAAACCAAGTTTAAAAGAACGTTTTAACAATATAAGAAATGAAGCAAAAGAATTATTATGGTCAACGATTACATTGAAATAATATCCTTAGATGAATTAAAAACTCATGGAATACGATGTGCCATATATTCCGCAAGCTGTATTGATATAAATGGCTTGTTTTATGGTGACGTTGGGTATGACCAAAAGAAGAACACCCCTTTTGTGGTGAAACACCATATAATACAATCATTACCTAGGATACCATCGGATGATGTTAACGAGGTTAATTCCGTCATTTCTAGTATGACATCTGAGATTAAACAATCGTTAATAACTGAACTTAAAAGTCGACTGGCATATGTTTCTTCCGTTGCATATTTATTAACCCCGTGTTTGTGTGGGGAGGAACAATGCAAGAAACATTATTCCCCATCCGTAAGAGGATTTGATAAACTCAGGTATGAACAGTATATTGAAAAAATAAAAAAAGAGCATGAACATAAAAATTGATACAGGAAGTCTAACTGGTCCAGAATATGAAGAAATCTATTACGCATTGAATTCATATTGTTTGATAGCAAATAATATAAATGAACCGATTTATGTACGCGAAGTGAGAATGGCTAATATAGAAAGATTGAGAAAAATTATGGATAAAATGCATAAACGAATGACCATTGATTATCCACCAAATTTTGTATGATTGAGTTCAAAATTGATCCTAAAGCCATTGTTTTGGCAATGAGATATTCCGACCAAATGGGGAAATTGACTAATTCTATCACAAAGGGTGAGGGCAACATAGCGGGATTTCTTGGTGAAATGATGGTGGCACAATATTTGAAATATAAAAGACAGAACACATACGAATATGATTTGATATCACCAGATAAAAAACGGTACGATGTCAAGACAAAAAGATGTGGATTTAAACCTGAATTGAATTATACTGTAAGTGTGTGTGCTTTAAATACATCACAGCAATGTGATGCATATATATTTGTAAGAATAAATGATGGCTTGAATTTGGGATGGATTCTTGGTTATATGCCAAAAGATGAATACTTTAAAAATGCAAAGTTTTGTAAACAGGGTGACATTGACCCTGATGGTAATGGATGGAAATTTAAAGAAGATTGCTACAATATGTATATTAAAGATTTAAAACCAACTGATGATCTAAAATTATGAAATACGAAATAACAAAATTGGGAGTACCGAACAAAAATGGAAGAATTTACCCAAAAGAGGTAATGGAGAAGGCAATTAATGATAATGAGCAACTTATTAAAAATAAAGGGTTTATGGTGAGTGTTTATGATGAACACTCTGATCCATCCAATACGATAAATTTGACTAAAGTGGCGGCATTTGTAAACGACTGTAAAATCGAAAATGATATGGTTGTTGCTGATATTGAATTACTTAATACCCCAATGGGGAATTATATAAAGGAAAACATCGATAAACCATGGTCAGTTCGCCCGGTTGGGTTCGGAAAATTAACACAAAACGAACAGGGACAGCATGTTGTGAGTGATTATGAACTATTATATTTCACGTTTACAGACGAAGGGGCATAAATATAATTAAAAAAACCTAAAAAAATACTTGACGTTTTCTGTTTTTAGTATATACTTATTGTTAATAGAGTATGAATTTAATCGTATCACAACTTGTAGCAGTCAGCAGATCAAACGGGGGAGCATCGCTCCAACCATTGAGTCCCGCTTTATCCATAAAGGGTACTTAACGCCAACGAGGAAATACAGCAGAAATAGAAAAAACCCTCTCTGGCGAAAGTCGAAGAGGGTTTTAAGTTTGATGAAAATAGTGATTGACAATTTGAAAAGATAGTGTAATATATAAAAACAATCGAAATGAAATACGAACGATTTAGTGAAATTTGGAACAAGTATATGCCGAAAGACATGGTATTTATGGCCAGTAAGGAAACAACGGAAGCTTTAATTGAATATGGTCAAGGTAATAAGGCAAAAGTAAATAAAGTTCGTAGATTGTTAGGTAGAAATTAGAATTTTAGAGTGGTTTGTAACTCCATCGGGTTTATCCACTATAATCAAAAACTGTGATTGGTTAATCGGTGTTATGCGTCATTGCAGAACTGAATTAGCGATTAAATTTATAGTCTGGTGGCACCAGCGGCGACGGCGACACATTTACACTGTGTTTATCAACGGGGGTTCGAGTCCCTCCCAGACTACCATTTTTATCGGGGCGTAGGATAATGGCTATTCCGCTTGCTTTGGGAGCAAGATACTGTGAGTTCGAATCTCACCGCCCCGACCATTTAATACAAGCGACTCTACGCTGACTAGAAATAGTTAGAGGAAGTTCGCGTCTCCAAAGCAGATGATTGGGAGGAACAGTCTCCTGTAATTATAACAGGACAATTCCATTAATACCACAAATTAGGAGCAACTCAAACAGAACAAAGATTAGTGCTTATCGTAGTAAAGTTCGGGTTGAGGCAGTAGATAGTATCTACCATCACCGCAGATTATCTGCCTAAGTGTGATTGAGATAAATGTAGAGATAAAACAAAAACGCGGCTATGGCTGTATTAAAACAATTTCAAACAAATCCCCTGAAGAGGGTGGACAAAATGTGAATGGTGGATAATAATATATCTTTTATCGCAATCATCCGAGTTAAGGCTCGCTAGAATAACTTATAGCATAATAGGTGACACGTATATTGTTTGATTATGGGCACATAGACCAATTGGCAGGAGTCGTTCGGCTGAGAACTGAAAATGTCTGGGTTCGAGTCCCAGTGTGCCCACCATAAATTAGTTAAAAGCCTCGACACTGGAGGTCAATGTGAAACATCATAAAGAGGATCGGCAATGGTATAAATAGGAACAGTGTTTAAGCCTATACATCCGTGAGGGTATATGATGGAAGATTCTCAGCTAATTTATTTAATCAAACCAATCAACAAGACGGAATAATACATGTGATTATTTCTATCAGCTTGTGCGATTTTTTCGCAGATTGAAACCTCGTCCCGTTAGACCGAGCAAAATAAATCTGACGACCAATTTTATGAAGAACAAAAAAGAAACATATTTTGAATGTAAAAAGTGTAACCGCAGATTTGAAGAACTCAAGAAATTGGGTAAAGTCAAATTTTGTGGTGATTTTTGGAAGTGTACCGATTGTAATAATGACATCACTAAGGATTTGGATTCTTGGTTTGAACAGGTTAACAGAATGGCTGATTTGATTGGTGCGCCGCTCCATGCTTAATAATTTCTTATAAGAAATGGGTTATTCGTCTATTACCTTAAAATAAAAAGATGAACGCATGATTATTGGGATTTAGAGCGAGAACGTAAATTCAGGTCGTGATGCTTAACCTTAACCAGTCACGGTTTCAACGTTTCCATAAACGTTATTAATTTCTTGGAAAGTATAATTAGTAATAATGTACAGGTAAAATGAAAAATGAGTAATCAGAATGATCATTACCTCCATCATCCATGAACGTTATTAATTTAATGGCATCGTAGACCAATTGGCAGGAGTCACTAGTCTTAGAATCTAGGCAGTATGGGTTCGAATCCCTTCGATGCTACCATTTCTCCGATATTGCTCTGTTATTTATAACATCAGTCATCCATGAGAAAAACATGGTGTCCCATATGACGATATGAGATGGAGTTAATTTAGGAATAAAATTACGCATTAAACTTGGTTTAATGACTCGTTAGAAATGAGCGAGATAATCAATTGAAAGTTTACATTCAAGTAAATTGATTGTGAAGTTATAATGTAAGGGGTGATTCACCACACGAATTATAATGGATGCATAGACCAATTGGCAGGAGTCATATAGCTCAAACCTATAGTAGTCTCGGTTCGAATCCGAGTGCATCTACCACTTCTCGGAGAAGTCCGATGGAATTCATCACAATTGTGGTCGATTCCGCAAAAATACTAATTCCTGTCATAAGGAGTAATTACCTAGACAGGTTTATGGGCATGTGGCGAAGCTAGGCTGAAACGCGGTAGACTTAAAATCTGCTACTTAAGAAACAACGTGAGTTCGATTCTCACCTTGCCCACCATTTGATAGAGAAAAACCAATATAGCTTGACGATAATTTAGCGGTTTGGGGTGTTATAACACATGCCGATTCAAGACTTTATCAATAAATTTTAATGGGGCTGTAGTGTAGTTGGGAGCACATTTCGTTTGCACCGAGAAGGTTGGGTTCAAATCCCACAGTTTCCACCATTTTAAATGCCGAATTAGTTGTATAGCTGGATTAAAACGATATCACCGAAAAGTAGGTAAATAGTTGCGATGCGACGTTCCTGAAAATAGTAGGTAAGACCTGATAAGGGTTTGTAGATAAAGTAGCGGGTTCGAATCCCGTATTCGTCACCATTTATGAACGGGTAACTCATTGGTAGAGTATAAACGATAGTATGTTTAACTTGTTGGTTTGAGGAGAAACCTCATATAAAGAAAATCTGGCTCATAACCAGTATAAAGTCACCAATTAATAACAGTAAATCTTGATACAAGTTTAGAGTAATTGGTTCGATTCCAATCTCGTTCTTCATCTATGAGAAAAATAGTAATATCAATGGCGGTTATTGGAGTAATGCTTGTAACAGGTTGTGTGGCAATAATTAGAGTACCAGTACCCACACCAGTTATTCAAGAAGAACCCGTATGTTCAGAAATGTTTATAGTTGGTGGACATGTGATGATAGTTGATCATTATAAAGATCGTGATGAAATTCGGTAATTTTTCTTGACAAATTAATATGTATATAGTAAGATACCATTTGTAAAGAGTATATTCTCTTGGGTAGGGCGAGAGGATTAGATGATAAAAGCGTAAAGTGATAATGTTTTCCATCCATCTAATGGAGTTAAGTTATCAAAATAACGAATACCCTCCAAATGCATTGTTGGCATAATGGCTGTGTCCGAGATTTCCAATCTCGTCATGTGAGTTCGATTCTCACACGATGCTCCGTAGGTTAGTTGATTATACCTTAAATTAAAAAGTCAACGGTTATGTTTGTACTTACGTTTTGGCCTTACGGAGAAATGTGAATGTCGGTGGAAATTATAAATTCATCGTTAAATGCGGGTGTGATGTAATGGTAGCCTGAAACACTTCCAATGTTTCTGTGAGGGTTCGATTCCCTTCACCCGCTCCATATGATAAACAGTGATATTGAGGAATATCAAAACCAATGTAAAAAATCCTATATGTAAAAAAAGGTCTATGGGTTTATCAACAATAATTTAGAATTGCAGTAGTGATGTAATGGTAGCCTATGACATTGCCAATGTTGACGTGGGAGTTCGATTCTCCCCTACTGCACCATAGTCTCGTAATTTAACTGGTAAAATGCAGAGCTTATACCTCTGATATGTCCTAGATTGGGGCGCATTCTCGGTTCGAATCCGGGCGAGACTACCATATGATAGCAATTATAACCAATTGGAGGTTGCCTTAGTAAACCAATTGAGGATGGGAATGATCAACCATTCAATAATCTTGGCAATTGCTACATTTTATATAATATATGTGGATAAAAACTGATTATGAAGGAACTTTAGAAGAATTGAAGTGTGAGGTAGAAAATGCCATACGTCAATTTGAAGAAGATAGAAAAGCTGGTAAAATCAAACCAGTTAATGAAGATAAAGAATTTTGGTTATAATTTATATATAAAGAAAGTTCCGACAATTTGGTGCCGATTGACGTGATTAAAGAAAGGGGTAAAAATCCCAAGCACCACAAGTTTAAAGTTACGCATTATTGAATGAATACAAAATCGTATTGATCTGAATAATGTGAATGGTGGACTAGACGGGTATTCGGTAAGAATAACTAAACTGTCATATTGCTCTCCACTCGGCATATGATATAATAATTTCAGTAGTCCCCACAAGTTATCGCACTTGTCAAGAATAAATGATGTTCGTAGTGTTACGAGGGGGGCGAAGCGATTTAAATGGGGTGTGTGGCTACACGGGTGTAGCACTTGCTTTGCAAGCAAGTTAAATTTAAGAGTTCAACCCTCTCATGCTCCACCAGATTCATTGCATTTTCGTCTCCACCATTTATTGGGGTATAGTGTAGTGGCGGCACGTTTCTCTCTGAAAGAAAAAGTATCCGATGGTTCGATTCCATCTACCCCAACCATATTTTTTATTCCCTGTTCGTATATTAGTTGATTACTACTGGCTTTGAACCAGATAAGGGTGGAGCGTAACCATCACAGGGAGCCATTATTATTAGTATCACATAAAATATATGTAATTTTGTGTTACCATTACACTGTTTATTGATATGATAAAACAAAAAAATGTTCGAAAAAAACGAAGTCCGATATGGCACATACCATTAGAAGAGTTAAAATCCATTGTCAATATATCCGATTCATTAAGTAAAATCCTGAATCACTGTGGATTAAAATCCAAAGGGGGTAATATAAAAACATTAAAATGTAGATTAATTGCCGATGATATAGATTTCAGTCATATTAAACTTGGCAATAATTCAAATAAAGGACGAAATTTTTTAAATTTATATAAATTAACGTTGGTTGAGTGTAAACAATGTTTATTTATTGAAAACTGTCAATATTCTAGGAATACCCTTAGGACATATTTAAAATTTTATAATTTATTACCATACATTTGTGGTATATGTAATAATGAAGCAATTTGGAATGGAGAGATATTAAGTTTACAAATTGATCATATAAATGGAATTGGTGATGATAATAGATTGGAAAATCTAAGGTGGTTATGCCCAAACTGTCACAGTCAAACTGACACTTTTGCTGGTAAATCTAATATTAAAAAATATTATTGTGAATGTGGGAATGCAATTTGTAAAAGAGCACGATTTTGTACAGAATGTTCTAATATAAATAAAAGAAAAGTACCGAGGCCATCAAAAGAAACTTTACAAGAAGAAATGAAAATGATATCATTAGTTGACTTAGGAAAGAAATATGGTGTCAGTGACAACGCGATTAAGAAATGGGCGATATCATTCGGGATTTAACAATATGGAAAATTTACAATTTAATTTTGATAAAATTGTACCAGAAGAAGGTAAAATTTTAGACCCTCAACCACCACGTTATAGTGATTGTATTGAGGATGAAGATAATAACGGTCATTTCAGTTTTCATGTTGGTAATGAGATGGAAGGTCATTATTGTGTTCTTGAAGTTGAGACTGATAATTTAGAGATTGAACCGCAGTTCGATGATGATAAAGAACTTTGGGTATGGAGAAAATTAAGTGATGAAACCATATACAATCGAAATTGGTGGTCAGATTTTTTAAAACGTGTTAACGGAGTATAGTGGGGTAAATGGAAGCCATCTTAGTCAGTAGTTGAATTTTGTCATCTCATTCATTTATAAAAATTATTTTTAGTCTTTAGGACAGACTCGAACTATATATTAATATGAAAGAAAAAATATTAGAATTACGAGCAGCCAATAAAACATATGATGAAATTTGTGAAATATTAAACTGTTCAAAATCCACCGTAGCTTGGCATTGTTCTGAAGATGTTAGAACGGTTTCTAAAAAAAATCGAAATATTAATCGAAATAAAGCCAGATATGATCTCAAAATGGAATATGGCGGGAAATGTAAAAAATGTGGATATGATAAATGTTTATCAGCATTAGATTTCCATCATATGGATTCAACAACAAAAGAAAATTCAGTGAGTACTTTACTTGATAGTAGAGGTATAGCGACGGCCAGAAAGGAAGCAGAAAAATGTATATTATTATGTGGTAATTGCCATAGTGAATTACATGAGGGATTAATAATACTATGAGTTATGGAACGTGTAAAATTAATTATGAAACAATGTAAAAAGTGTGAAATTGCCATGGATTTAATTCAATTCGGTGAAGAAATCGGTGCCATGGGAATACCTTATCATCATGAGTATTATGAATGCCCACATTGTAGTAGAACGGAAACTTCTTACAATGGTGCCGCTAATGATTTAGCACAACATATCGATAAAAAGATTTTAAATAATATACTTAAAGCTTTATGAAACAATTAACAATAGATATTATAGAATCACAGTTAGATAAAATTGATGAAGAAGTTGATTACATTGTTATTCAGCGAATTATTAATAATCAAAAAGAAGTATGATATGTTTTAAATGTGGTAATGAAGATAGTTTCGTATCAGAAAAACGAGACATATTTCAAATTTTTAAAAACAAAACTTACACCATAAATACTTCCGTGACAGTTTGTTGTGATTGTAAAAATTACTTTATAGCAGATGGTCAATTAAACAATATTTTAAGAAAAGTGAGATCGCAATATGAAAAAAGTAAAGATTGATTATCCAGAAGAAACGGAAGGATCAAAATTGGCCAGAAAAATACGTGAGAAATGTAATAAACTTACCGATAAGCAACGAAAAGAATATTTCCGAAAAGGTTTAGATATTATAAATTACGGTTCACATGTTGGGAGTTTACCATGAAAGTTTGCCCACAATGTAAAGTTGGACTTAATATAGTGTTTCCAACTGATGATATATGGTCAGATGAATATTTAATATGTCCTGAATGTGATGGAACATATTGGTTATGGGATGAATCTTTAGAGATTAAACCCATATATAATTTGGAAGGTAGGAACCTTGGTGGTTAAAGAGTCTCGAAAACTCTCCCGTCCCTAAAAAGACGATTGTTCGATTCAATTATCTTCCGCCATATTTTCATCTTTTTGATAAATTTCCTAAGGAAACTATGAAAACATGCTGTAAATGTAAAAACCGTAAATTAGAATCTGAATTTTGTAAAAATAAATCCACTGCTGATGGATTGCAAAAATATTGCCGTGAATGTAAAAAACAAATCGCTAAAAATTGGTATAATGGTGCAGGACGACAAACACATCTTGCAAGTGTTAAAAAAATAATATTCGATACAGAAAAATAATGCAAGATTTTATTTGGGAGTATTTAAAATCACATCCATGTGAAAACTGTGGCGAAAACGACCCAATTGTATTGGAATTTGACCATATAAAACATACAGAAAAAGAATACGATATTTGTGCGATAATGTGTAATTCCACAAATATGAAAATTCTAATAGAAGAAATAAAAAAATGTCAAGTATTGTGTAGTTATTGTCATAAACGAAAAACTGCAAAAGAATTTAATCATTGGAAATATATAAGAAGTATTTCTGAAAGTTCTCATAACTCAAATGGATAGAGTGTGGATTTCCTAAATCTAAAATTTCGGTTCGATTCCGAATGAGAACGCCATATGAAAGATAAATTAAAACAATGTTCATATTGTAAAATTAATATGGAGATCGGCAAATCATTGGATTTTAAAGACCAGAATGTTCGTTCAGAATTTAACAACTATTCAGAAGGTAAACTAATAAAATGTTGGAAATGTCCGAAATGTGGTCATTCCGAAACTATTTATGCACAAATCATATTATGATACCGATTATAAAATGTCTAACCGCGAAAAGGTATTAAATCCTAAACGCGGAAATACTTATTGTGGTGGTTGTGATAGAGCATTGGTTCCAGCAGGAGCAAAATGTCACATTTGTGGGTGGCATGAAGGAAGAAAAAGGTATAAAGTATGACAATATCAGAATATTTTAAGATAAAACCCAGACTACAAAATTTCAAAAAATGTGTTGGCTGTTCTGAAATATACGATCTGGATAAAGTATTTAAACAATGTCCCAATTGCAAATGTGAGAAATTTATACCAGTTACTGAATGGATTAGAGAGCAATCGTGAAACCATAGAAGAATTTAATGAAGAATAAAACAAACAATATATTATGCAAATGTGTGCCATTACCAGTTTCAGAATTGGTTAAGGCATTAGAATTTTTAAGTAAACAGCAATTGGCTAGACTTAAAAAGGCAAAATTGATTTAGTGGATGATAAACTTAGACGGCTCTAAGGATAGTTTTGAAAACTATACGTGCCTTTCGTATGACTGCGCATCTGGATCGACACCAGTATCTTCCTCAGTTTTTTTATTGATTATGTTTGTTATTATTTTTAATATTGGTGCGGACGTTGATTCTTTAAAATATTTGATTTTTGATGTATCAATGATACATAATTCGATTTGTTTTTCTAAACATGCTTGAAATTTACGATTATCATTATTTTTCGTTTTTTGTAATTTGTTTTCACCGAAAATAGGTTCATAATGAAAAATGCCATTTAATTCAAATGCCAATCTCAAAGATGGGATATAAATATCTAATTCAGAATTAATTGCATCCTTTCTATTGTAATGAATAGTTAAAGTGGGATATAATCTGATTAATTGTTGTTCTGTCCATATTTCCAATTTAGACCTAATTAATCCGTGTTTTTTATGTGTATTATTGTAAGTCACCGAACATGATCCCGAACAAAATACATTTCCAGATTTGGATTTCTTTATTTCTATAGGGGTTCTAATAACTTTGATTCCACAATTTTTACAAATGTGATTTTTTCGTGTGATAGAATTGTGGATTCGGCATTTTCTGCTACAGAATTTTAAACAGTCTTTATATGAACATTTTAATGCCCACTGTATATCTTTTTTAATGGCGAAAAACATATTGTGACATAGTTCACAGTCAAGTTTTAATTTATCTCTGGATTTTGCTTGATTAAATTCTAAATCAGTATATAATGATTTCATATATATAAATATGATTTGAATTTTTGAAACCTTCATAATCCGCCAAAATTTAATATGGAAAAAATAACAATGTATGGTGAACTCTCTGAACGAGAAGTTATACAGGCACCGCAATGGTTGAAAGATAGAATGGAAAAATTAAGGAATATGCCTAAGCCATCTGTCGAAAAAATCCGTGCTCAAATGAGAGCATGTGAAGAATATGAATGGAGAAATCCATATAAGGATGCAAAAGTTATAAGGTGAGTTATGAGCGACAAACAATTACATAAAGAATGGCGAAAAACATTTAGAGAAAGTGTGTTTGCCCGTGATTCCCATAAATGTAAAGTCTGTCAATGTAATGAATTGTTAGATGCTCACCATATTACGGATAGACATGAAATGCCCAATGGTGGATATGTATTAAGTAACGGTATCTCATTGTGCTCAGAATGCCATTTAAAGGCTGAACAATATCATATCAGTAACAATACAACGCATGTTGATGAATTTCACCCAAATGATTTGTATAAAATGATTGACAGTTCATACGAAAAAGCGTATAATGATAGTATAAATTTGTAAAATGGAACATAAACTAGTCGGGGAATTAGGAGAGTTTGCTAAACTCATCGTGCCTTTCGTTATGATTGCGCATCAGAATCGTGCTCTGTGTGTTCCGCCACGGAAGAATGGCCGAGTGGCTTAAGGCGGTAATCTACTAAATTACTGAACGTAACAGTTCCGTGAGTTCGAATCTCACTTCTTCCTCCATTTTGGTAAGTAAACCCGTATGGTATGGGCGCATCTTGGAAAGATGATGGCTCCCGCAAGGGGGTGGAGTTCGATTCTTCTGCTTACCGCCATTTTTATGAAAAAATATTTAGATAAAGAGGATTTATAATATGAATATAAACAATAAACGGCGAATCAAAAAACTATTAATTGAAATCAAATCATGTGATTCATTCAGAGCGGCTAGATTAGCCAAATTAATTAATAGATTTATAACAAAATATGGTATATGAGCAAGTGGGAATGTAAGAATAAGCGGCAATATACTAGTAAAGAGGAAGCTGGTGCTGCCATTAATCGTATGAATCAAGAATCATATGGTGGAGTAACGGATTTGCGGTTTTATAAGTGCAAATTTTGTAAGAAATTCCACTTGACTTCTTCTCAAAGATAATATATTCTTATTGAGAAATTTTTAACGGGTTGGTGATGAAATTGGATATCATAATACGCTTCGAACGTGTTTTTCAGGGTTCGAGTCCCTGCTGACCTACCATTTTATACTTGACATTTATCTGAATAGATATATAATAAGTATATGATTAAATATAAGAAATTCTCTGATATTACCATCAATGAGTACATGGCGATGCGGTTTAGAATTAAATTGGCATTTACCATGATTTTAATTGTAATATTGTGTGAATGAATTTAGTAGAATTTTAATGGGCGTGTAATGGCGACGGTTTCTACCCGTATTGTGCATAATTGGATAATGAGGGTTCGAGTCCCTCCTAGCCCACCAAAAATAGTTTAAAATAGTATTTGACTTTATAAAAAGTGGTGATATACTATGAAGTATAAAATTTAAATGGTCGGGTAGCCAAGAGACTAAGGCGGCTGTCTGCAAAGCAGCATATCGGAGGTTTAATCCCTCCCCTGACCTCCAATTTATGAAAAACGAAAAACTGTAGGAATGTAGTGAAGTTGTGTTTCACTTTAACAAACATCATTTGGTTGACAATACTGTGCCAATGTGGGTGTTAAAAGCGAAAGGTAATACCTATTATGTGAAACATGTAACGTCAACGGTAGGTTGGTCAACAAAAGAAACTCCGAATAATCCACATACCAAAGGCAGTTTAAAGTTTAAGAATGTTAATGTCGATATTGTGGATGATGAAGCATTTATCACATCAAGTAAACAATGAAACCAATTTTTATAGCGGAAATAAAGACCAAATCACCATTTGGTTATGAATCCAAATACACTTTTTCAAAATTAATGGAATATGCTATTAATTATGGGGATTGGATATCGGTTCATACTAATGCGTTATGGGGTGGTGATTTTGATACCATATCATACGTTAGGAAGTTCACAGATAAACCTATTTTAGCAAAAGGTTTACATGGTTCCGACGAAGCAGTTCAAACGGCATTGTATCATGGGGCGGATTTTGTATTATCAGTCGATAGAGTACCGAAATCTGAATATCTGGCCAGTCGTTGCATTTTTGAATTATCAAACATTGAATTACCTGACGATAAGAGAAAATCATATGAAGCGTTTTTGTCGGTTGGTGACAAACAAAGTTATGATTACATGGATAATCTCCATAAGACAAAATGGAATAAATTTTTAATGGAAAATACAGTAGTGTGTAATTCAAGAGACTTGTTAACTGGAAAGCAGCACACGATATCTGAATTAGATAAATATATTAAAAAGTGTGGAAAAGTAATACAAGCCAGTAATATATCCGATATTAGTCAGGTTAATCCATATGTGTTTGGATACATAGTTGGAACAAATTTGATAGATTTTTGTGGGAAACTAGTTGACATTGATTGAATCGGTGATATAATATGAAACAATTTATTAGTGGAAAGGAAATTACCAAGAAAGAAGCGTATAAAGGTCTTGGCGATCCCAAAAAATGGGTAAAGGAAAAGAAAAAGATTCTTAAAGAATTCCTAAAAAAACCTTTGACATCGGACAAAAGTCTGATATAATATATAAACAGTTGGATTTGGGTGTCAGTTCCTAGTAAACTGAATGGCACGTTCTCAATTATCAGTCTGACGAACGGCGAATATAATGACTGATCGCAGTTTCTGTGCGTTATCGAACTTATGGTGTGAAAACAGGAATTAAACCATTGATCTTTGTTAGATGAATTTGGGGAGCTTGATCTCCATAAGATAGTAACCAGCAATGGTTATGAAAGCAGTAATCGCTTAACCGATCTGCGCCTAGTAGCAATATTAGGACACTCAAGCAACCAGCAAATCCGTTATCTATCACTCAAAAGGTGGTGGTATATCTGAAGATGGTGTTAAATGAGTACTGAGGGTAACACTGTAAGTATTCTAGGTAGTTTAGCCGACTATCCTCTGGCACAGCAAAACATTTAAGGTTAAGGATTAAGCTAAACGTATAGATTCAAGACCGCAATCAAGAGTTTATATGTAGAATGATAGAGAGTGGGCTAGAAGGCAACCAAGGCACATAATCTTGAAATTCGGAGAAGTATCCGCAAGAGAAACTCAGATGGTGTGTGGCATATTGTTATCCAAAAGATAATGAAACCACAAGCACCGCACGTCATCGTTAAGTTCGATATAGCTCATGGTAGAGCAATTGTATATTAAACAATAGGTTGTTGGGTCAAACCAACTATCACATAAAAAAGCAAAGTCGGTGCTTATGTCAGATGAAAGTGACTTAATTCTGTAGCCGCAAGGTAATACAGGCAATGAAATCTCGCAAGGATGTAGTTGTTTATCGGAGTCTGAACGGTGGCCCGCAAGCCTTAACTGCCAGCGATGGTAGACGGATGGATAAAGGTAGAATATTCTGATGTTAAAGTTGAAAAGCTACAACTCTAAAAAAGCAGTCGTGTCAAATACTAGTATAGCGCAAGCGTATTAGTGGATAAGTTAAGAAGCCTGTCCGCAAGATAGGTATAATGTAACAAAAGGTTGACATTGAAGCTGTAATCTCAGGCTGATAAATTCTATGCGATTTAGTGATAGACTATTGGAACACTTATGTGAAATCCATTAAATCAATTAGTTCCTTCCTTAAACTTCCAAACTTTTTCTGTAGTGTCATAATACCAATACCCAGTATCTTTTTGTGGTGGCTTATTATGAGCTAATTTCAACCAAATTCCGTATTCCTCCGATTCAAAATATCTAACATTATCATTATGGGTATTCATATTATAATAAATATGAATGTTGACAATAATTTTATCATAGTATATACTATTTTTATGTTTTTAAGAAGTGTTGATATCGATATAGGCAGTCTACCCACAGATAGCTCCGTTGTAATAGATAATAAAGAACCGCATATACCATCATTTGATGAATTGTTTATGCGGCATGTCTATTTAATTGGTTCAAAAAGCAAAGATAGATCAACTCAAATTGGTGCCGTTCTTGTGTCTGATGGTGGTGTTATCTCAGAAGGATATAATGGTATCTGTCGAAAAGTAACCGACACTGTCATCGAAAGGAATATCAGTCCTGAAAAGTATCACTGGTTTGAGCACGGCGAACGGAATGCTATTTATAATGCTGCGCGTAAAGGAATAAAAACCATTGGCTCTATCATGTTTACCAACTACACACCATGCACCGATTGTGCTAGAGGAATAATTCAAGCTGGTGTTCAAGAAGTGGTATTTCATAAACAATGGGGAGAAGTTTGGGACACAGTCAAGAAGGAAAAATGGTCAGGACATGATGATCGCACAACCATTATGTTTAATGAAGCAGGAATACCTATAAGAATTTTTGATATGATATTGGGAGTAACTACTAGGATTAGTGGAAAGATTTATACAGTATGATTGATTATAATATAATTGCTGAATCCGTTAAATACTACGAGAAGTGTGGATTTTCGAGAATCGAGTCTCCTTGGACAGTCACCAAAGATATTTCGGACATAACGAAACCAGAGGGAATTCCTAATTTTTCAATTTCCGAAAAATCCAAGGTGTTGGTGGCAAGTGGGGAACAATCGTTTTTATATCTATATAATAAGGGATTTCTACCAAAAGGGAAGTTTCAGACAACAACTCCGTGCTTCAGGGATGAAACATTTGATGTGTGGCATACTAAATATTTTATCAAAAATGAATTAATAATCACGGATGATGTAAGTAAGGAACAGTTGAGGAATGTTATTCATTCGGCTAGAGATTTCTTTAGAAAGTATTGCTTATTACCAAAAGTTAATGATTCATGGATATCAGGTGTAGATGAAAAAGATGATGTATATATTTGGGATGGATTTGAAAAGATTGCCGAAGTTAATGTTAATGATGCATATCTATATCCGTCATATGATTTAATGTATCGAGGGGTAGAACTCGGTAGCTATGGTATAAGACATTGTAATTTCCTTAAATGGATTTATGGAACTGGTGTGGCCGAACCTAGATTAAGTAGATTATTAGAAACATATGGGATATCATATAAATAAAATAAATAAGGGAATCTTGGGATTTCCTTCCAAAATACAAGAAGAATATGAGGAATTTATTGACGCCAATAGGCAAGGTAATCGTGTAATGGAATTGATCGAATTGAGCGATTTGCTTGGAGCAATTGAGTCATATACTATTGATAGATATAGGATCGATTTAAATGATTTAATAAAAATGACTAGGGCAACTCAATCAGCATTTGATGACGGTAGTAGGAAACAATGTATATGATGAATGGAAAAGATAAAACTACTTGTACCGCAACCATGTTTGATACCGAGGAATGTTGGTGTAAAGATTGTGGATGGCCACTCATTGACATATGCTGTAATGTAATCGATGAACCATATGTGGATTGGGATTGGTGGATATATTGTAGCAATCCTACATGCAAAAACCATAAAGGTGAGGGATTGGCACAAAATTCATGTAGTTTTATGGAAAAAATAATATGCAAGCAATAATGGCAATGGCAAAGAATAGGGCAATTGGGTTAAATGGTGATCTTCCATGGGGTAGAATATATAAAGATGATTTCAAGTGGTTTAAGGAATTCACCATAAATAAATCTATATTGGTTGGAGGAGGAACATATAAGAAGTTACCGCCATTAAAGAATAGAACTATATGGGTATTATCCAATACAATTAAAGAGGGTGCAGGAGGAATGTCTGGTGGAGGAGAATGGACTATGTATCATTATACGTCAAATGTTAATATTGTTCCAGATAATGTTATTGTGGCGGGGGGCAAAACAATATACGAATTATTAATGCCTAAAATAACAGAATTCTATGTTACGGAAATTGACAAGGAATATGAAGGGGACACTTTCATGAGTCCTTTTGAACATCTGTTTCCTAAACAATTAGTTGTAAAAGAGTTTGACTTTGGTAAAGTAATTTGTTATACTAAGTAAAATAAAATATGAGTAATACTACGTTGAAAGAACATAAGACAATTTATAGTAATCACAATTATAGTTATCTTGATGCTGGAGGATTGTGTTGGTATTTATATAAAACCAAAAATGAAAAAAGAATAACTTCTTCGCGTTATATAAACTCACTTGATGGCCCAAAGCTTGTGGAGTATTTAAAGGAGAATGCCAATCTTTTTGGTGACTCCATCATGTTTGATTCAGATGAATCATCTGAAAACAAGTCAGGCTCCGACATTGTCAAATTAATGAAGAATCTTGACATGTACGATGAAGTTGGATCGTGCTGTTATGTATTTATAGTTGAGAAAAAACTGGACACGATGACACTGACTGACCCTATTATAATTAAAGTCACCATCGATAAGGACAATTCTTATCTCGGTGCTTCCAGTTTCAATAGAGCGGAATTGTCAGAAGCAATCATGTTCATTAACAAGAAATTTGCTAAAAAGAATGATTATAACAATAATACATTTTTCGGCATATTGATGAACAATGGGGATAGTGTTGAGGTAAAACAACTCCCAATTGATGACAAGTTCAGTAAGAATTTGGATATGGAGTGTAATTATGGGAAACAATTTGTTGATCACCATAAGAATATTTTGGAGAAGTTGGACGGTAATCGTAATGGATTATTTCTGTTTCATGGAAGTGCTGGCACTGGAAAAACCACTTATATCAAATATTTGGCCAAACATTTTGGTGGAAAAAGAATGTTTATTTTTATTCCTACCACTTTTATTGACGCCTTGACAAGCCCTAACATTATTCCTGTATTACTAAATCACCCTAACAGTGTATTGGTATTGGAGGATGCTGAAAAAGCTGTATTAAGCAGAGAAGATAATCATGGAAATGAAAGTTTGGTGTCATCGTTGTTGAATATCGGTGATGGTATTCTTGGAAGTATGTTGAATTTAACTATTATTCTGACGTTCAACACTGCTCGTGAAAATGTCGATAAGGCATTACTTCGCAAAGGAAGATTGCATTATGAACACGCTTTTGAGAAATTGTCGATAGAGGACGCGCAATCTTTAGTTGATAAACAAAAGAAAACGTTTAAGGTCACGGAACCAATGAGTTTGGCTGAAATTTACAATATTGAGGTGGATAATAACCACAAGGAAAAACATAAAGAAACAATAGGATGGAAAGTATGA